GTGTCGGGCGATGAAAACGTTCTCAAGGTTGACCTTGCGGCGTTAGGCAAGCTCGGCCCGCATCTGCGCACGCTTGCCGGTCAAATAAGAGACAGCATCCAGGCGGGCGAGTCGGCGCCCACCGGCGCAGATCCGGGGTTGGCGGCGCTGCATGGGGTCTCCAAAGCCATCGCCGATGTGAAGCGAATCGGGGCTGCGCGGTTGGACACCATCGCTGATCTCAGTGACGAAGCCCAGCACGTCATCGCCCTTACTACTGGCGAGCTGGAAACCGGTTTGCGTAGCCTGCCCAGCATCTATCAGCCGCCGCTGCGCACTTAGCAGGTCGAGCACCGTGACGACCCTCGATGAATTCATGGCTGTCAAAGCCAACTCATATATGGCCGTGGTGGATAGCTGGCGACCGCAAACCACACAATTCAAGGAAGCGTACGACGACTACAAGCGTTGGGCCGGGGCTCCCGCTGGCACGGAGTGGACCGGGCGCACTGCGAACGCGGCCTATGAGACGGCGTCGACCGACTGCCACGGCTCCGATAACGCCGATGACGCCGCCGAGGACGCAGTCACGCTCGCCACCGCCACCATCACATACGAGGTGGTCGATCCCCTGGTCAACGGACAACGCCTTATCGAAAGAGTGCTCGAGCACAAGGATCAGGGCGTCTCGATCGACCAGAACTTCAACATGCACTACACCCCGGCCGAAGGCGAAAGCGACGAGTCAATAGCCCGCAACCGCCAGCACGTCGCCGACACCGAGCGCCAGGTCAAAGAGTATGTCGCCAAGTGGGAGAAGGGCTGCCAAACCCTCAAAACCCAGGCCGACGCCACCGCCCAGAAGATCACCGGCTGCATCAACCCCAAAACCGCCCTGGTGGACGGCCGCAAAATCCTGCGCGACGCTGCGGCCAGCGCCGGCGACCCCACGGGCACAGCGACCGCGATCGACTACAAGAAGCTCTACCCCAAGACCACCGTGGACGGGCATCAGCTTGGCAGCATCGGCGCCATGCCCGGTGTGCACGATGGTTCGCAGGCCCCCGAGCCATCAGCGGCAGCGACCCGGGCCATGGGAGCGGTGCCGCCGTTCGACCCCAATAGCCCGGCAACCAAGGCCGGACTTGACGCACTGCGCAAGGATCTGGAGTCCAAAGGCTGGACGCCACAACAGATCGACGCTGGAATCAACAGGATGCTCACACCAGGTAAGACGGTGGCCGAACCATCGCCATGGAAGAGCCCAGACGGAAAGACACCGCCACGTCCCGGCTTCGCAGAAGGCTTCGGGGACGGCTGGAATAGCTTCTTTGACAGGGTGCACAACCTCACCGGCCAAGAAGGCGTCGATAAGTTCGTGGAGGGCTGGAAAGACCTCGGCAAGGGCGTTGGCACAGAGGTATTCGAGCGAACCGCCAACCCGATCGGTGCGGGCATCAGCGATATCAAAGACGCCAAGGACTTGATCAACTCACCAAATCCTGGCTATACCTTCGGCCATATCGCCGGGGAAGCGGCCCCCGGAGTGGCCACCCTCCCGTTCGGCGGCGAGGGAATGGCAGTCAGGGCCGGACTGCCTGCAGAAGTCCTCACCGAAGGCGGAGCACCGGCAGCGATACTGAAAGACTGGAACCCAACCGGCGGAATGCCCTGGAAAGAGTTCGAGAGCCAATTCGGCACACCCGGCGAGGCCCGGATATGGCCTACCGAAAACCAGGGCTTCCCACCGGGATACGTCCCACACGAAGCGAATCTGCCTCCAGGAACAATCATCGACCGTTTCGGCTCGGACGGGGGTCGGTATCTCGCTCCCGACGGCACACCGTTCGCAGATCGGGCGCTAGCGCCTGAATCGGTTGGCGGAGCATACAACCGGTATATGGTCACCGGACAGCCGCTACCGCCCGGGTGGAGAATAGTGGAGGGGCCGCTCCAGCCCTTCTACGGACAGACACCGTCGCCGGGGACGGTTCAATACATGATCGAGGCGCCAGACGGCGTAAGGCCGAGCGTCGCCGAATTGGTCGACAGAGGGATATTAGATGAGTATGGACCGCCCCTTGGATGATAAATCTCGTGCACTGCAAGGAGAAATTGACAGGCTTTCGGAGAAGCTTGGGGTTAGCCCCATGCCTGTCGGATTGCTGACGAGGGATGGCCTGAATGTCTTTGTGGCAGAGGACGGCTACCACTTCACCTTCTACGAGCGAGGACAGCTCGGGTTCGACAACGTAGGTAGCCTAGATGACTTGCTCTATTGGTACTCCCGAGATGTTGTAAGGCGACAAGCCGCCAGGCGCGTTGGGGATCGCAGAGACCGATTCAAATACGAGTACGACTGGCTCAGCGAGTTCAGTGTCGACTGGGCAAAAAGGCGGGTACGCGAGCTAGCCGCACTGTTCCGCGACGGTCAACCACAGGACATCGCGCTGCTTCCCGACATAGGCGAAAAACTGTAGGTGGTTGACATCACTCGGTTCTCCGCGGCACAGATGGCCGAAATCAACGGCAAGATCAAGCCGCGCCTGTCTGACTTGTATGACCGGTCCTCATCGCTTCTGAGTAAACGCGGACACGGGATCGTCGATCGAGCGATCAAGAAGGGCACTGTCGGTGGGGATGTCGGCATGCAGCTCCTCTTCGAGCCGGCGATGCTGCTCAGTTTGGTTGCAACAGAGGATGTTCTCCACAGTCTCGCGGTCGTGGCCAAGGACATCCCATTCATCGGCAACTACGGCCTGTGGAGTCCATGTGAAGCGACAATCGCCGCTGCCCACCGTCTTCTCACGACCAGCGGTGACGCGCGCGCTGCCGACGTCGAGCTGTGGCTGTCCCTGCCAGAGAACGGCGGCCACCCCGGGCCACCGGTCATCCACACGGCGATGACTAACCGACTGAACGGCCTACTCGTAGAACAGATCCGATCCGACGCGTACACACCGCCACTGAAACTTCCCCAGTTCTCCTACGCGATCGCCAAACTGCGTGAGTTAACGGTCATGTGGGCGTTCGGAGGTTCCGAGGCGTGGTCGCGCTCAAGGATCGACGAAGGCATTTCCGGAATTCGCCTCCAGCTCAGCGACTTCCTGCAGTAGCCGACGACGAACCTAGATCTCGTCGCGCAGCTCCGAGGGCAGGGCGGGCGGGGCCTGTCCAGGCGCATGATGCATCGCCCAACCCATCCACTCGCGGATGTGTCGCACGGCCGCCTTGAGCTTGGTGCGGAACGTATCTCGTTCCAACTCCACTGCGCGGATCCTGGCTTCCAGATCGCGCACCTTGCGCGATGTCAGCGCTTGCCACGCGGTGAGGATCGCGGCCACTGCGGCCCCGACGGCTTGAATTATCTCAGGTGTCACTCGGCCGACCCGTCCGAACTGCCGCCCCGGCGGTCCTGTGCCACCTTGAGACTGGCGAGACCGGTGCCGATCAGTCCGGCGCCCGAAATGATCCACTGCAGCGCGTCGTCAGCTTCCATCTTGCCGAGGGCGACCAAGGTGACGGTGCCCGCGAAGATCGTGATGAATAGGGCCACGTACGCAATCAGGCGCGTGGTGTCGTTCTGTGGGACGGGGTTTGGCATGGCGAGATCCTTTCCAGGGGGTTGTGGATAACCGATTCGGTGAATTCGGCAGTGGGGCTTACGGTGAGCAGAGTCCCTGCGCGCTCTCCTCGCGCGGAGGCGATCAGGCTTATCGGCGGAATCCGGCGATCACGTCGTAGGCAACCGCGATGCCGTCCCGGCCGCCGAACTCGGGTTTGGGCAGGTGGTATTCGCCGTGGGCCTGCAAGCCGGGTAGCGCGGCAATGAGGGCGATCAGGCCGGGGATGTTCTGCAATACTCCAGTGGGCGAGAGCAGCCGGCGCAGATCGTCGTCGACCTTGGTGTCGCGCGAGGAACCGGCCTGACCCATGAGGTTGCCGAACAGGGGGGTCTGACCCACACCCTGCAGGCCGGAGATCATGCCCAGACCCATTTGCGCCATGGGGCCGAACCCACCGAGCAGCGGCCCGATGATCGGCAGCGCCGCCGTGGCCCAGTCGGTGATGATGGGTACCGCGATGCGCAGCACGTGCACAAAGAACGGCAGCTCCAGCTCGGCCTGCACGATGATCGCATAGAACGCCGGCCGGATGTTGTCTGGCGCGACGGCGTAGAAGTCGTTCCGGGCGTTGACGTTGCGCACCAGCTTGGCCAGCCACGCGGGCCGCGCCTTGCGGGCGATGCCGGTGCCGGCCGTGGACGGATTGCCGAACTGAACCACGCCGTCGATCCGGTCACGCAGATGCCGGTACTTGCCGGGAGGCGAAGGTGCCCGCATCGGGTCGCCGGGATGGATGAAACCGCCGTCGCCGAACAGGATTTCGAGTGCGTCCTCCATGCCGTCGGCCGATTGAGAGTAGCCGGAAAACCACAGCTCTAGATCCGGGTCATTGATATCGGGGTTGTGGTCGAGGCAGTATTCCAGTGACTTGTACTGGTCGTAGGTGACCTCGTTGTAGCTGAATTTCGCATCGCCGCCCAGCAGTCCGAGATAGCCGCCCTTTTGGAATGACAGCGGTTGATGGTTGATCTTGAGCACGTCCTTGCACCACTCGCCGAGGGCGAAGCTCGGACCCACGTTCCAGTCCGCCCCCGAGCCCGGCGAGGAATACAACCAGATCTTGCGGCGCGGGCGTGGAGCCACGGTGCCGCCATAGCCGACCCGGCTGGCGGTCAGCTCATCGAATACACCGGTCTGCGGCAATCCGAGTCGGCGCTGCATCTCTCGCGTGAACGCGGCATCACCGTTACCGTAGTACCCGTCCACCGGACCCATGAGGTCTCCGTACGCCGAGGCGTACTGCTTGCCCCACCGCTGCCAGTGCGACACGTCGTCACCGCGCGCATCCGAAGACCCGGGCTTGAGCGGAAGCCGCGCGCTCATCGCAGCACCACCCCGGCCTTGCTGCGATCTGCGTTGCCGCACACCTTGTCTCGGATCTCAGCGACGGCCTCGACGAGGGTCTGGCCGCCGAGGCAGTTCCACTGCATGTTGAGCTGGTCGTCAGCGGGCCCCACGATGACAGGCTGTGGCGTTGCAGGGGTGGCAGCGGTTTCGAGCTTGGCATCCAGGTACCAGAAGTCGCTGAACAGCGGGTCATTCCAGGCGCGGGCATTGTCGTAGTAGTCGACTCCGACGCCATTGCGGTTTCCGTGGCTCTCCCAGTCAATACCGCGCACCGACTGTTTGATCTCACCGCCCGGAACATCGGCATAGAACAGTGTGCACGCGGTGTGGCTGTATTCGCCCCCTCCGCCGTGCTGCAACCCGACGAGCATGATCGGCTGGAAACCCAGCGCCTTCACGCCACCGGCGGGCAATCGCTTGAACCCGATGTCGAAAACAATCGGGTAGTTCAAGCGGAACGATTCCGTTGAGCCGTACCGGTTTCCGGACCAGTCGGTGCGCCCCACCAGCAGCGCGCCGGTCTGCAATACCAGACCCGAGCAGTCGGTGGAGCGCTTCGGGTCGGTACTGAACGCGCCACCGAATGCGTACGGCAAGCCGCGGCGGGCGCGACAGAAGTTGTCAACCTCACGGGCCTTGAGCTTCGTGATCACGGTGGTCATCGGGTGTACTCCTTTTCGATGCGTGGGTCGATTTCTTGTGCGTAGGACGAAAGCTGGTCAGATGCCCACCAGCCGAGGCGGAACGCGACGGCGAACACGGCGAGGTAGAGGGCCGGATAGATGAGCAGCTGGCGGCGCATCATGCCGCCAGCGGGCCGAGTGCGAGGGTGTCGGTGTTGATGCGGATGATGTCGCCGCTGGCACCGGACTTGGAGACGGCGGCCTGCGATGACCACAAGAAGCTTCCGGCCGTGGGGTGATCCCAGAACGACACCCCGGCAATGGTTTCCGTGGCACCGAGGGTGTGCTCGGGGGTGTTGGATTGGCTGATCGAACCGGCCGCAGCAGCGTTGAACGCACACGGGTAGCGGGTGGCCACCGAGGATGCGTTGGCTGTACCGTTCGCGCCGGGATCGCCGGTGTGCATCTTGGCGTACACGGTTGCCGGTGGTGTGTAGGCGACGTTGCGGCAGATGTGATCGAGCAGTTTGTTCGCCAGGTAGGACGAAATTCCCCATGCCATAGTGGATTTCCCTTTCTATTGATACGACCGGATATGTGCTATGCCCGTTCCGCCGATGCGTCCGGGGTTGGCGATTCCGAAGGCGCCGCCCGAGCCGGGACCGCCGCCACCTCCGGGCGCGTTGCCGATGGTGTTGGTGCCTGCCTGCGCGCCGCCGGTGTAGGTCTGGCCGTTGAGGGTGGTGTTGCCCGCAGCCTCGCCGGGCTGGTTGAGTCCGTTGCCGGCGTAGGCGCCTTTACCGCCGGCGCCACCGGCACACGTGGTGGTGATTCCGTCGATCAGGAATGTGGTGTCACCGCCGGCGCCGCCGTCTTTCTCCTTGGCTCCCGCGGCTCCGGGCGCGCCCACCATGCCGGTCAGGGTCAATGCGGAGCCGGGGATCTCGCTGTTGCGGGCCACGGTGCGCGCGTTCCATGCGCCTTTACGGCCGCCCTGTCCGGTGCTGCCCAGGCCGCCGTCACCGCCGCCCCCGCCGCCTCCGGCACCGCACCCGACGGCGTCCATGAAGTCGCAGTTGCGCACGATGTTGTGAGTGAACGCCCCGGCCGTGGTGTAGGTGGCGAGCGTGGGCAGCCCGCCTGGCGGATAGCCGAGGCTGCATGCCCGCGTCATGGTTACCGACAGGGCGGCGTCGATCTTGGCGACGCGCTCGATCACCAGCGCCGAGGACATCGCCACGGTGCGTGTCAGGTCGACGGGCAGCAGCTTGTCGAAACCGATCGAGCGGGGCGCCGTCAGGTTGCACGTCAGATCGATTGCGGCCACGCGTTGCAAACCGATGGTGCCGGTCATCTCCAGCGCGTTGGCTAGGTCGATGCCGATCACCTTGGCCAGGAACAGCGCCCGTTCCATGGTGACGGCCAGCGCGAGGTCTTGTTGGAATGTGGCCTGTAGCGCCAGGTTGCGAGTGATCAGGATCGAGCGTTGCGCGGCCAGCTGGTACACCACCTGCAATGCGAGGTTGCGATCGAGGTGTACCGACAAGACCACGCCCATGGCTTGCATGGCAGTGAGCTCGACCTCGCCGACGCACATGATCGCCAGCGACGCGTCGATACCGATGATGGCGTGCCACCGGCCGCCCGGTGTGCGTGCCGGGGCGACCGGGTTCGTCGACCACGCTCCACCCGACCGCGGGGCGGGAACGGTCGGGTTGGGGGCCCAGGGCATTAGGGCCCGGAGAACCCGATGCTGGACACCACGGCGCCCTCGCTGCCGGTGCCGGTGATCTGAATCCAAGACGGGTTGAGCTTGCCGTCGGGGTCCAGGCCACCGCGCTCGGCGGTGAAGGTAATACCAGGCAGTTCGGACATGGTGAACGTGGTGGCCATCGCTGACCCCTTTCTCGAGTGGTTATGCGACTCGGCGGCCATCGAAGGTCGCGACGCCGGATAGGGCTGTGATGCTGCGTGAGACAACGGTTTCCGAGCCGGTTGAGCCGTTGGAGCGGATGTCGTAGTCGACCGCGATAAACCCTGGCTGCACGACATCTCCCGTCACGAGCGGAAGCTCGAAGGGGCAACCTGACGGGATGGCGCCGGTGATGCGGGTGCCGTTCTTGTACAGCGCCCAATAGGGCACAGATGTGCCCTTGGCGGTGACCGATCGGTAGGTCGTGTTGATGCGGTACAGGCCGGTGGTGGCGATCTCGATGCGGGCCGTGCCGAGGTCGTCGAGAGTGACGTCGGTGGTGTAGTCGTTGAAGGTGAAGAACCCGGACGGGAACGCCCCGTACGAGTAGGGGCCGTAGGTGACGTCGGCGGTGCTATCGCGTCTGATGCTCCACGAGTTTGACATCGAGAATCCCGCTCCCGCTGAGGTGTAGTCGGACATCGCGAACGCGGCGATGCGGTAGGAGTCGTAGGTGAAGAACGGGCTTGCCCGCTGAACGCTAAACATCGAATATCGGTACGCCGCACCGATGTTGATGGTGTTGCCGGCGTCGGTGGCCGAGAGGATTTGGCGGCCGTTGACGCGTACGAAGTAGTTGGTGCCCGAGCAGCGGATCTCGATACGCGCGCCCTGTTTGACCGCCGAGAGCCCGGTTTGCAGGGTCAGCGGCGAGCTGAATGACCAACTCGTACCCGAGCGGGTAAACTTGCCGATGCGGATCTCGCCCTCTTTGGCCAGGCAGTAGGCGCCCTGGGTGCGGCCCGAGTCGCATCGGATGTAGACACCGGAGTAGTAATTGCCGTTCTGGGTGTCGCCCAACACAAATGAGGCCGATTGCCCGTCGGTGGCGTACGTGTAGTTCGGGCTGGCGAAGAAGTACCCGTCGGGGTTTCCGTTCTTGACCCCTGCATAGCCGGAGTCCCCGCGGATGGTGATATCGCCCGCGTTGGGTCCGGTGGTCCAATCTGTCGAGTTCAGCGCCGCGCCGTCAGCACCGGAGAACACGAAGCTGTAGCTGTTCCCGCCACCGGTGTTCTGCTCGGTCTCCTGTTCCTGCAGGGTGGTCTGGGCCGCGATAGCGCTCTTGAGCGCATCCTGCGACAGGCCCAGCAGCGACAGTAGTGAGTCCTTGGCTTGGTTGATTTGGTCGGCGATCGTTCCTGTTGTGCCGGTGGCTGTTCCGTCCGCACCCGTCTTGACACCGGAGAGCATGTCGCCGAGGTTGCTGACCAGATCGTTGACCCGGCTCATGTCGAAATTGCCGACGACATCGCCCACGGCCAGCGTCCCGCCGCTGGTCAGCTTTTGCGTCTTGTTCTTGTTGGCCCCGAACCAGGACGCGATGGCAGCGACAAACCCGTTGATCGGCGTCACCACCAGGCCGTTGTAGATGTCGCCCAGCTGATTGAATGTGGTCTGCAAGTCTTCGACTTTGATCTGCGGCAATGTCGGAATGTTCCCCAGTCCGATCAGGCCGAGGATCTCCGAGGCGGTGATCTTGCCGTCAGCAGTGATCGCGGCGAAGCGCTGCTCGAACTGAGCGATATCCGAGTTCGCTTGGCCACCAATGGTGTCGAAGAATGCGCGGAACTTGCCCAGCACCGGGCCCAGGTTCGACATCGTTGAGGTGACATTCGAGAAGTGCACCGGCCCGCCCGATGCCCCGGCCGTCACGATCAGGGTCACCGTTGCCCACTTGACCGAGCCGTCGGCCGGGACGGTCCACGAGCCGGTCAGGCTGGTGCGCACCCATGAGGAGTCGGCGGCCACCGGTTGTATCTGCTTGACGATGACATCGGGCAGCTTCGTACGGTCGGGGCCAAAGGGCGTGATGCACAGCCGGATCGGGTTGGATCCCCCGGCGGCCGTGAGGCCCTGCCACATTGCCGATGCGGCCACGTCGACGATCTGCCCGGGTGCTACCCCGAAGGGATCCTTGATGCTGATCGCATACAGATGGCCGTCGGCGTTGACGTAGATCGACTTGCCCGACAGATGCCCGTTCTGGGCCGGGTCGTAGTGCCAGTCGGGGTTGTCCTCGACGACCGACGGATCGGTGAATCCGCCCGCTCCCGAGGTGAGGTCTTGGGCGACATCGGCGATCCATGCCGCCGGTATGACGCCCTTGAAAAATTGGCCCGCGACCTTGGCGATCGCGGTCAGGATCGATTCGGGGTGCGCCAGGTCGATGCCTGCCAGGGCGTTGCGGATCCCGAGCGCCCAGGTACCGAGATCGGTCAGGTCACCGTCTTCGATACCCGTCAGCAGCTCGACCAGATCACCCAGACCGGGTTTGTCCGCGGCCCATTCGCGCAGCTGGTCGAACGAGCCGACACCGGGAATCAGGTGACCCACCACGGCGAGCACGACACGGCCGAGGAACTGCTCGATGAACTGGCGGCCGAATTCTTGGAGCTGCTGCGGGGTGAAGGGCCGGTTGAGCTCGTTATCGCGTTTCTGGTGGACGGGAGCCGAAGGTATGTTGATCGCCCAGTCGGGCACCTCGGGTTCCTCGGATGTCACAGCGGCCACGCCTCGACGTTGAACTGGGCCATCGCGGCCGGGGCGGTGTAGGTGCTGGAACCGGCTTGACGTTCACAGCGGATGTGCACGGTGGCCGACTCGCCCGCGGCGATCGTGTCGTATCCGTCGGCCACAGTGCCGGCCTGGATCGGCTTGCCCGGTGCGAACATCAGGCGTTCGGTCTGCGCGATGCCGATGCATCGGCCCACGATGTTGCCGTTGGTCTCACCGTTGAGCCGTGCCAGCAGATTCACCCGCACATCCGCGGCTTCGCCGGTCACCACGGCGAAGCCCTGCGCGCGGATGCGTCGCGCCCATGGTCGCGGCGGAATGTTGATCGGCGCCATGGTTGCGCTGGGGTTGCCCGTGCCAATGTTGTCGATCTCTCCGGGATAGAACACCTCTGGGATCTTCTGCGGGACAAGCTCGAACCCGTCCGCGCCCGTCTTGACGGCAGGCAGCCATCCAGCCTTGGGAGTTGCCGACAGATCGAGCGGGTTCCATACCATGGTGCCGTCGTCGCCCTTGTCGGGCTTGTGCATCGCAAGGTGTAGCTTCCACTTCCCCGGGGTGCTCGCGGTCGGTGGGTTGATGAGCTCGAAGTAGGCCGAATCCGGGGTTGCGTCCCCGGGCTCCAGTGGGGTGAAGCCGACCGCGGTGGACAGTTCGGCATGCATTCCGGGCGGCCCCTGTTCGATGGCTGAAACGCCACCCATCACGCCGCCGTCTTCGCGCATCATCACGACCGCGACCCCGGTGCCGTTGACAGGCACCAGCACGGTGCCCTGACCCTGGTAGTGCGGCTCTCCGTTGAATTGGACTATGGGCCATGCCATGTGGGTTACCTCCGGTCAGGACTGTGGGGCTAGTGTTGCGACGTTGATGGCTTCAAATGCGCCGGTGATGAAGCGTTGGAACCTGCCGAGCGGCGCCTCGTCGCGGCGACCGTCACCAAGGGTGACAGTGACGGTGCGCTCGCTGGGGCTGATGCGCCACATACGGTTTTCGATGTAGTCGGTCACCATCTTGGTTCGGCGCAGGTAGACCAGGCTCATCAAGCCGCCCTTGAAAATATCTCTGCCCCAGGCATATTGGTCGCCGTTGCGGAACGTGACCTGCGCGGTGGTCGATCCCATGGAGTCGAATATCGCGTTGATGAACGCGAACATGGTCTCGATGTTGTACGGGGCGCTGGCCGTGGCGTAGAACCGTTCGATCGCAGGATGGAAGGGGCCTACCTCGTCGCGGCGGTCGTACACCTGGACGAGCTGGAAGGCCAAGAAGCTGTTGTTGAGGAACCCCGACAGCAGATCCGACGGGATTCCCGAGAATCCCACCACGATCATCAGAGAGTCAATCAACCACGCGAAAGTCGCATTCATTAAGTCGTTCAACCATTTTGGGGACCGTCCCCCGATGATGTGCTGCCATCCCTCGGGTGTGTGGTTGCTGATGCGGGCCGAGATGATCGAGGAGTCCTCGCCCTCTTCGGGTGCCACCAGGTAGGCGTAGGGCTGCTCGAAATCGACACCGACGGCCGGGGCGTAGAACACACCGTCCATACCCGGCACCTGCTGCACGATCGGCTTGAAAATTCCGCCCAACGATCCGCCGAGATCGATCACCGTCTTGATCACCGAGTCGGCTACGGTCTTGGTGGGCCCTTCGATCTGCTGACGATCGGCAGTGGAAAACACGTAGGTCGGCTGGTCCAGCGTGATCCACTTGTCCGGCTGCGGATCCCCGGGACGCCACAGGTCCATGCGGGTATCGACACCGTAGGCGCGGGTGACGTCCTTGATGACGGTTCCGCAGGTTTCCATGCGAACGGTCTTGGCGCACATCGGAGATGTGTCCAGGAACGGGTTGGTGCGTTTGACGTAGGTGGGGGTGCGAAGCATCCGCCCGAACGTCTGCACGGACAGTTTGTCGCGCTTGAGGGCTTGCAAGATGGTGCCGAACCACGCCCGAACGTCCCCATTGAGCGAGAGCCCATTGTTGATGAACTCCAGCCAGCCCGATTGGATGCGGATCGCGCACTCGGACACCATGTTTTCGATGCAGGTCTGCAGGGCCCAAATGAAGATCGCGTGCGAGAACGGCTGAGCCTGAATGGGGGCCCACCACGACGGCCAGATCACGTAGTAGTTCAGGATGTCCCAAATGCCGCGTGCTTCAACGGTTCCCGTCCAGGCTCCGTCTTCGTACACCCAGTCATGCTTTTTGACGTAGAAGTTGCTGCGCTCCCCCGCGGTCTCTAGCTCAATACCGACCATGGTGTTGCGGCAGTCCATAAACAGCTCGACGAGCTTGCTGTTACCGGTGTGCTTGAGCCGCGCGGTTGGGCAGTCGTTGCGCGGGTCGGCACCGGATCCTTCCATGAGGTCACGGCCGAGCGACCCCATGGGTGTCCACATCTTGTCGCAGACGGTGAACCGGAAGTCGGTGTCTACCTTCGACTTTTTCTCGGTCAGGGCGCGGGCGGTGGTGGCGATGCGCATGATGTCGCCGGACCTGATGGCGGACTGCCACAGCTCCAGATCGGTTCCGGGCATGCTCAGGTGGCCCCTGCGGTGCAGGGGCGCGCCGCGGCGGGCATCAGAGTGGGTATCTCCGCAGCGGTGTACCGGAGGCGATGATCTTCGAGTCGGCGTTCCCGTTGTCGATTGCGACCTTGACGTAGTACGGCTGCGCCTCTGCACCAGCGGGTTTGGGTGGTATGGCCGCGTTCTTGGAGAACCGGCCCTTGAGGTACTTGTAGAAGTTTCCTTGCGGTGGCCGGATCCCGAACACCGACTTGAGCTGGTCTCCGAAAGCCGAGTTGTTCATACCGGCGAAGCTCAGGAACTTCTCGACCGCCTCCTGGAATAGGTCGAGTTCTTGCGGTGCGGGTGGAACCGAGGTGAGGTCCTGCACGAGCGTGGTGTGCACGCGCGGATCGGTGCGCAGAAAAACAATCTGATTCGGCAGCAGCGGACCGAACTCGACGAATTCCTCGGACCCGGGTCCGTCGTAGATCTTGAATGTGCCCGGCCCAAACAGGGTGTAGTCGTCGTACATGCTCTGATCGCCGATGTTGATCCGCTTGAGAAACCCCACCTGCGCGACTTCGGAGTTGTCGCCGGCCGAGATCTTGCGGATAGATGCCGGGGTCGCCTGCGTAAGCACGGCCGATGCGGCGAACATGCCATCGCCGACGCCGCGGTGCTCGGGTCCCATCGGCGAGCCCGTGCCGGATTCCTTGACCGACAAGATCTCCAGGCCGTTGCGCAGCACCTTGAACGTGCGCGGATCCCCCTCGTAGCCGCAGACCAGCGTGAATTTCTCGCTCGGTAGTGGGCCGATCAGCATCGACAGTGGGAAGCTGCGCAGCGTGGTCTCGACGAAGTTGATCGTGTAGTACAGGCGCAGGTATCCGCCGCCGTATTCGACGAACACCCCGTCGCCGGCCCAGCTGCCATCGGGGTTGCGGTTCATCCGCCCGCCCAGGATGTTGCGGGCCGAGTCAGGAAATGACCATTCCTGGAAGCCACCGTGTACTTGGGAGATGACCTGGTTGTCGGTGTCGGTGTCGAAGTCGGGCCACGGCCCGTTGATCACGCGCCGAGACGTGGTGAGCAACAGGTCATCCGGGTCGTCGACCCAGATCATCTGATCGCCGTTGGATGTGCAGTAGCCGCCACCGGTTCCGGTGTAGTGCTGCGGCACATTCCCCAGGTTGTGGGTGTCACGGTGATCGACATTGAACGTGTCGGTCATCGCGTCGTAGGTGAACGTGAACGCGTCGGCATGGTCGAACGACTTCCAGAGCCCGTTATCGGCCTGCAGGCGCAGCGAGACGCGCTGAGACACGCCTTTGCGCATCGCCGTCACGGGATCGGGCGGGGCGCCCTGGAACCACCGGACGTCGGCCCACCAGTAGCCGGCCTCGTGATCGAAGAAGTCCAGGCGCGCCTGCCTGCACGCATCCAGAGAGTCGATGAGGTGCCGGTAGGTGCGTCGGGTGTACTTGGCGTTGCGGCCACGGCACGCCACGTCCAGCTGGACCTCGACCGGATCGAGCAGGGCGTCGACATGGTGCACACCGTCCTCGGTGGCGCCCTTCTGCTGGATGTGCTTCCACGGCGGGATCAGGCCCTTCATCGCCAACACGTGCACGGCTTCCGGCGCCAGGTATGGGTCGGGAATCGAGTGCCCGCCCAGCAGATACATTTCGACGGTCTGGTCGTGCGCGGTGAGCCGCATCATGGGTTTTTCGCCGCCCAGGATGTGGTACCAACCGTGCGGTGTGACGGGGTTCGCAGGATAGATAGTGGTCATGTCACATCCCCGGGGCTCGATGCTGCTGCTGTTGGTGGTAGGCGATGTCGCGGCCGGTGCCGTCCTCGGTAGCGCGGTTGTTGGTGACACTGATGTGCGTGTCCCCCGCCTTCCCTTGCCCGCCTTGGGCGTTCGGATCGCCCTGATTCGGGTTCGGCGGCGCGGTGGCCTTGCCCGCAACATTCGGCAACGCCGGGGCCGCGCCGGCAACGCCGCCGAGGATCTTGGTCAGCCAGCTCTTGCTGGCCAGCTCGGAGCCGCCCGTGGGCAAGAACGTGTCCATGACACCCTGCACACCGATGCCTGCGGCCTGGCTTCCGAACTCGATTGCCCTGTTGGCCAGCTTCATTCCGGTTTGCGCGGCTTGGCCGGCGCCTGGGGCCATCAGGTCCAAACCGCTGGCCGCCAACCCCATCGCGGTATCGAGGGTGCCGCCCGGGGTCATCCCGACCCCGCCCTTGCCCGAGCCCGAGGCCGGTTCGACACCACCGATCCGGGTACCGGGCTGCGAGGGGCTCCAGCCCTGCGCCGGCCCGGTGGTCCCGCCCCAGCCGCCGCCACCGGCAGGCACTGGGCTGCTCAGACCGGGGGCGGTTGGGTCGGTCATCGGCTGGTAGGTCGGCGTGATCGGTGTGGTGCCAACACCTACCGATGGCGCTACCGGGCTGTATCCGCCGCCGGCGGGCCGGTAGTAGTGGGAGGTGAACGCCGGGTCGTAGGCGCCCTGACCCCCGTCCATACCCCGCTGCGCAGCTGCGGAGTTGCTGCCCCAGTTGAAATTTGTGCCGCCGGGCAGGGTGGCCTGCATGTGCGAGGGGTTGAATCCGACCCGGAAGTCGCCGTCGCCGCCCATGCCCGGCAGGAAGCCGCGCTGGGTCAACCACTCGGCGGCATTACCGGTATACATCGATGCACCGGTCGTTGGACGGCCGTCCATGAGGTTGACCAGATCCTCGACGGCGCTGGAGCAGTCGGCCAGTCCTTGGGTGAGGTCGCCGCGCCGGTCCTGGGTGTAGATGCCGGCGGGGACGCGTGCCAGCAGTGCAGCATCACCGGAATATGCGCCCATGTTGCCGCCGAGTGCTGCGGGCCCAATCCCCTGCGGCCCATAGGAAGTCGTGGGCGTGAGTCCGGTGTACTGGGGGCCGAAGGCGCCCTGTGCACCCAGGATGCCCATGGCGCCGTATCCGCCCTTGGACGGGTTCGCGGCACTGATGGCGCTGAGCTGTCCCAGCATTGGCGCAAATGCCACGTTGGCCAAGAACTTGGTCAGGTTCTCGGCGAGTCCGGGTAGGCCCTTGGAGATGCCGAAGTCCTTGTCGAGGGCCGCCCCGATTTGGTCCATGCCCTCGGAGAGGCTCTGGGCCGTGCCCTGCATCTTTTTCCAGGTACCTTGTTGGGCCTCATGCAGTTTCATCTGCGCCGACACAAAGGAACGTTCGGCATCGGCCACCTGGTTCTTGGCACGCAGCAGAGATTCGGCGTCGGCGTTGCCTTCCTGCTCCAAGCGGATCAGCGCGATACGGTCCTGCTCCAGCGAGTTCTTGGCGCGCTGCACCGCGCTCTGGGCGTCGTACACGCGCATCGGATCGACTTCGTAGGACCCCGGACCCTTGGCTCCCGCGGGCGGCATACCGGGGGCCCCGGTCACGGCGAACATGCCGGGTGGGATCGCGACGGGGTTGGCGTCCACGGACCACAGCTTCGGGTCGATTGCGGGCTTGGCCTTATCGCCGTCGGCCGGGGTCGGTGCGATCGGCGTGCGCTGCCCGGCCTGCGGGCCGCCATCGGTGGCGTTGTTGGGCTTGGGGGCAAGGGGCGAGCCGGCCGGAACCGGGGCACCCGGGGTCGGGTTCAGCAGGTTACCCAGCCCCAGACCTACCCCGTCGCCGGTGACGTTGGCACCCAGACCAGGAGGCACTACCGCGGCGGTGTTGGGGTCAAGCTGAACCGGTGTGGGCCTTGCATTCACACTCGGCGGCCCGTACGAGTTCACCGGGTCGCTGAATATGCTTTTGATCCACCCGGGCAGCTGGGCGATGATCGGCGCCTTGACGAAGGCGTCGGAAATGGCGACCTTGAGGTCGTCGAACCATTGGCCGACGGCCTTGGTGGCGCCCTCCCACTCGGATTTGAAATTAGCGGTCGCGGTCTGGGTGGCGCGCTGCGAGGTGTTCTGCAGGTCGACGAATTGGTTCTTGGCCGGGTCCAGGTCGAGCTTGTTGACGGCCTCGCCCATGTCTTCCCATTGGGTGCCGAACAGCCGCTGCCACACCAGGGCCTGCTGCACAGGGTCATCGAGGTTACGCAGACCGGTGAGCACCGCGCCGAACGCTTGGCGTGCTTGCTCGCCGCCCGCCGAGAACCGCCGTCCCATCTCTTCGGCGTTGAATCCCAACGCCTCGAACCCTTCTTTGGTGGTCTTGGAGCCATCAACGGCCCGGATGCTGAATTCCTTGAGGGAGTCGGCGACCTTGTCGGTATCGCGGGCACCGCCCTCGAATCCCTGCTTGAGCAGCGTGAGTACCTGCGAGCCGTCCAGTCCGAGCTTGCGGAACTGGGTGGAGTACTCGTTGATGGTGTCCAGCCAGTCACCGGAGACATCCAGGCCCTTCTGGAATCCCGCGGTGATGATGTCCAGGGCGCTCGATGTGCTGTCGGCGAACCCCGTTCGGATCAGGGTCGCCGCCGAGCGGGACAGCTGCGCGGCGGTGGCTTCGGTGACTTGGCCGGCGCCCTGCAGTTGTTCGACGGTGCGCTGGATTTCGCCGTCATCCGAGCCCGACGTGATCAGCCCGGCGCGCAGCGCCGCCTGCGCCACACCGAGGTTGTCCACGAATGAGGATCCGAAGTTGTTCGCGTACGCGTGTCCGGCCGCCGTCGCGAACTGTCCCATCGACCGCTCGTCCAACCCCATGCGGGACTGGAACAGATCGGTGCTCGCTGTGGTGGCCATGCCGTCGCCGATGGCATCGGCGATCCGACTGCCCACAAGCACACCGACTGCCGTTAACCCCATCAGCGCGGCCCCAATGGGCCCACCAGCAGCCCCTAGACGCGCGATCGAGGCTGCCCCGCTGACGCCGTTGACGAATCCGCCCGAGAATCCGTCGGCCATGTCACGGCCTAGCTGGGCAGCTTGGCCGGCCTGGGCACGCATCCCGCCGATGATGCCGGTGTCGTTGCGTCGACCGGCCTCATCTGCGGCGGACTGGTACTCGCGGTAGGCCGCCGTGGCGTCGCGCACCGCGCGGGCCTCGGCGCGGCGTGCGGTCTCCACCTTCTCGGCCTGGCGGATGATCCGGGCGCCGTCGGCGTCGTTGTCACGCAGGCGCTGCAGCTGCGCCTCTTCGGATTTGAGTTTCCCGACCGCATCGGCAGCCTTGTCGTACGCGTCAGATGCCCGCTCGCCCATGCGCTTAAGGGACTGCTCGACATCCTTGGAGCTGCCCGCCAGCGCGTTCGCGAACTCGCGGCCCGCGTCCTTGCCTGCGTTCCCGAAGGTGCGGGTGGCATCGTCAGCGACCCGCTTCCATGACCGTTGATCGGCTGCAGCACCAACAGGGATATCGACAGACATTGCTCACCACCTCCTCATAGGTCACCAAAAACGTCGTCTAGCAACTCATCTCGCGCCGAGTCGATGAACTCGTTTTCGACGGCATCCTGCTCGGCCTGCCTGCGCGCATCCAGCGGCGATGAGTACTTCGTGTACATGTATTCGTGTACGGTGCCCGCGTACTTGCTGGCGCGGTAGGCGGCCAGCTCGTTGTGGGTCTCGGCGATGATTTTCTGCATGAGGGTCCAGTCGCCGTCGCGTCCAAAGGGCGCCGGCGCATGGGTTTTGAATTCCGAGGTCTCAGGCAGTCGACGAATCAGCGCCAACAGGGCACGGCTGGAAAGCACCAAGGCGCCGCGCTCATCGCGGGTGCCCTGGTGCCAATCGGCGATCCGGATGCCGCGGAACCGTAGATCGGTCTCGATCTCTTCGGGCCAGCGGCACCACAGCGCAACAGCATCAATTACTTTTGGAGTCGATCTTCGTGCGCTCCTCCAGCTGGCGCTGCATCATCTTCCAGTGCACGTCGATCTGGCCGGGCACACCGCCCGCGGCCAGGAACTTGTCGTACGTGTTCTGCCCCATCAGCGCGATGCACAGCTGCTCGTCGGCGTCGAAATCCTTGCCGTCCTTGAGGTACGGGTAGATGGTGCGCTCGATCTTCTTGCCGTCGATGAGTGGGTGGTCGACGAGCTCGGTGTCCAGTTCCTTCATGGTCCGCTGATAGTCGCGGTAGCGCTTGCGCTGCTCGGTGTCCAGGAATGCCGGGTTGGGCAGCTCCCACTGGCCGCCTTCGAGTTTGAACGGCACACCGGCCAAGAATCCGAGATAGTCCGCGGCCTGTTCGCGGGCCTTGCGGGGGTCGATGGGGTGGATGGCGTCGTCGTTGAGTTCGCCGGATTCGTTGGGCATGAGGGTTTCCTTTCGGGGCTTGCGGGGCTTGAGAATTCGAGGGGCTGGTGGTGGTGCTCACCTGGCGGGCGCAGCCCCCCACGCCCGCCAGGTGAGGGCCTTACAGGACGGTGACCGCTGCGGACTTGGGCGTGTAGGCCACCGCGCCGTTGGTGCCCTTGACCTTGGCGCGGAACTTGGTCGCGCCGGGCGCCACTGACTTGACCTTGACGGTGGTGTTGCCGCCGGTCGAGGTGATGGCGCCGGGGGTGTCCAGGGTCGCGGGCAGCCACGTGGTGCCATCGTCGATGGTGCTTTCGGCGGTGATCTCGAACGGGTCGCCCGCACCGGTCGGGTCGGCGAACACGAACGACGCCTTGCCCGTGGTGCCCGCGGTGGCCACCGGCGCCGTAGTGCCGACGATCGGAACGCCGCCGATCGTGGTCCAGCCCTTGCCGCCGACCCACTCGCCGTCCAGACCCGGAATCAGGACGCTCGGGTTGCGCGGGTCCGGGATCAGGAAGAACGGATCGGGTTCGAGCGAGAACTCCAGCTCGGCGGCGTCGGCGTCCTCGGTGTCCATCTTGGCCGCACCGAGCTTGGTGAGCTTGCACAGCGGGATCGGCTCGACGGTGTACAGCTTGCCGCCCGCGCGCTGCCGGGCGCGCACCAGCAGCAGCTGGCGGGGCACGAAATCGGCCTCCAGCGGTGTGCCGACGAAGTAATCCTCCTGGCCAGCGTCCTCCACGAGCAGGTTGCCGTCCTCGTCCTGCAACGGCAGGTTGTTGCGCAGCCGCTTAACGAGTGGCTTGAGCGATTCGATCGGAGTGAGCTTCACCGTCTTCTCGATCTTGGTGATGTCCCGCTCGATCGGGAAGTACGACTGCAAGATCTCCAACGGGCTGACATCGACCTTCGGCTCCCGCTCAGGGCCACCCTTTTTGGTGTTCGCGCCCATGAACAGCCAACCCTGGTTGGGCTCGGGGTTGGTGACCCAGTTGCCGCCGATCTTGCGCTGCGCGAACAGATCCGCGCGCAGCTTGCCGTCCGCTGCAAAGGGATTGAACACGTGCGGGCTGATGTCGGTTGCCGCACCGCGGTAGTCGCGGACCAGCACACCCACCAGGGGGCCGCGGATCGCGAAGCGGTTGTCGGTGTCATTGAATCCGCCGGCACTCCAATCGGCGCCGGTTTCGGGTTGCGTCATCTGACGCTCCTTTCAGAGGTGATGAACCGGAAAGGGTTCCGGCGATGAAGGTGCGGCATCGGGCCGCGGCGCGATCGAGGGACCGCGACGATTAGATGAATGACAGACCGAGCTCGCAGATCGCCTTGAGGCGAAATACATTGTCGGCCTTGTACTCGCGCAGCACCGAGAGCTGCTGAAAGTCGAGATAGTCGATATTGGCGACGGTGCCGTCGGGCATGGGGATATCGACGATGTCGGCGCCGAGCAGCATGATCCGCTGATCTGTCTTGGCGCCCTCGCGGTGCGCTTCGGACAGGGTTGCACCGAAGGTGTGGATCGACAGGACTGCGGTGCAGTAGAACAGGTTCGGATCGTAGGTGCCGTCGATCAGGTTGACCTGCCGGAACGGCAGCGGGTCGGCGGGTGTGCGTTGCATCTCGCACGGGCCCAGCGGCGCCAGGTGCGCGAGCATCATCGCGATCGCGTTCGGGGGCGCCTGATCGTGTAGTTCGACGGTCATCCCTCGGGCCTGTTGATCACATCGTCGGCGCTGCCCCCGAATGCGATGGCGGTGCGGGCCGCGACCGCGAACTCCGGTGTGGGGCTCTCGCCGCCGGTGCCGTCTTCGATCCAGTGCGCCTTGAAATTGTCGTTGCTCACCACGGTCTGGTCGTCGGTGCCCTTGCCCTGCTTGACCTTCCACGCAGCACCGTAGTCCCCGTGATCAGCTGGTGAGATCGACTTGGCGTGTGCGGCCATCAGCGCGCCGACACGCTTCTTCTCGGCCTTGACCGCCGCGGAGTTGCCGATCTCCTCATCGATCGCGGACTGCGGAACACCGAGGGCCACCAACGGGTTGGGCGTGCGGTCCTTGGCCATTAGCCGACCCTGCGCTGGCAGATACAGAACACGTGATCTTCGCGTCCCTCGTCGTCGAACTCCAGAACCGCATCGCCGACCATGCCGTGGTCGCGGCCGAGGTGGCGAATGCGGTGCGCCGATCCGATGGCGGCGACAGCAATCGGCGCGGGGCCGCCGCTGCCGTCGACTGCTGGCACATGCCCGTCGAGGACGGGCAGGAACGCCCAGGCTTGCTCGCTGGTTGTGGTGGTGATCGCCTGGTTGTCCTCGGCCGTGGACTGCACCTCGAACAGGCATTCATTCACCCACACAACGCGTTCGACGGTTTGAGGCTCACGGAATTCGTCCAGCACCGGTCGGCCCTGGTCGTCGAGGACCGAGACATCCCACACGATGCCGAGCCGCTGTCCGCCGAGCGTGTCCAACATCAGTAGTCACACTTCGGGAAGTGGCCGCGCGGCTTAGCGCGCAGCGAGATACCGAGCATACGGCGGTGGCGGTCGGTGATGAACCGCTCGATGGCCGCCCGGTCGATCGACGCTTGTCTGGTGCGATGACCGACCGTCTTGGCGAACGACGAGATCGGCCCGAACTCGCCGTACAGCATCGCGTCGCGGGTTACCTCGAACGCGACAACCTTGGCGGCCGGGTCGTCGTCGGCCACCCCGGGCTTGTTCTCCCGGATCCAGTCGTCGACAACCTTGAGTAGAGGCGTCGCCACCAGGGTCTCGGCTGCCGACAGCGGCCGGAACATGGCGGCGAACGCCTCTACGCCAAGGAAATCGGCCACGGCGCTAGTCCGTGGCCTCGATGAGCGCCCACAGGTCGTCCTTGTCCTGTGCTTCCAGCTCGTCACGGTCATACTTGCCGTGAGCCATCAGCCAGTCGACGAGAACGTCCTTTTTCGCGATCTTGAGCGGGCGGCCGTCAGCACGCAGCTGCGCCTCGTCCCCGTCATCGCCCTGGGGCTCCGCGGGATCGCTGTCGTCATCCCCCTCATCGGCGTCTGGGTCGGCTGAATCCGGTTCGTCCGCATCGCTTTCGCTTTCGGCCGACTCTTCGACCGGCAGCTTGACCCCGAGCGCGCCGACGTTGCGTCCACGCTCGACCTCGTCTTCGGTGAGGTCGACGGTGTCGCCGAAGAACGCACGGCGGCGCTTGCCTTCGGCGGTGACGTACTCCCACGTCGCCGCGGTGATCACATGTGCTGTCACAGTTGCCATGTCAGAAGCTCCTTCTCTGGTGGGCTGGGCCGAGACTGGCGGGGGTTTAGCCCGCCAGTCCGGTGACCTTCTTGACGGCGTATGGGTCGGTGACGCCCATGATGGGCAGCACCGAGGTTTGGACCCAGTTCTGTTTGGTCTTGGGCTCGCGCCAGGTTTCGGTCTGGAGCTGCTGCTCGTAGTCGAGGAACCCGACACCACCACGCACGGCGGCGTAGGCGGTGCCCGCGGTGACACGGTTCGACCGGAACATCGAGATTTCGCCGTCCCGCAGAATCGTGTCTAGTTCCGGGCCGTAGGCGATCCGCAGATCCGCGTATTGCTGCGGGTTGACGACCCACACGTTGTATGTGTAGCCGAGTTCCTCGACGTCAGCGGCGAGCTGCGCGTTGATGATGTCGGCGAACGGGCGTTCGTTGTTCGGGGTCGGCGTGGTGCCGGTCAGGGTGACGTTGCCCCAGTCGTGACCGGGGATCACTCCAGCGCCACCGAGGCTGGTGATCACCGCTTCCAGGACGGCGACGGTGCGCTGGTTGATCTTGCGTACCAACGTGTTCGCGAGCTGCCGTGTGAGGCGGTCCATCTGAGCGCGGTCGTTGCGCCGGATGGCCTCATCGGACATCCAGAACTTGCCACCCCAGTCCTCGGACTTGGCGACCTCGGGCTGCGTGCGTTCACCCTGCACGATGGTGTACTCGTCGGACGGGCCGCGCTGTTCCACATCGTTCTTGGTGTACAGCTCGTTGATGCGGATCACGTCGAAGATGATCGCGCCTGCCGTGGTGCTCGCTCCTGAGGACGAAAACAGTTCTGGGGCAATGAACTTCTGCAGCGTCAGGTCCGAGACCCGCTTGGTGATCCGGCCGGGCGACTGGTAGGCCAGGTCGACCGAGATCTGGTTGTTGTTGATGACCGGCGCACCCAGCGGGTACGCGACGGGAGAGGTTGCCATGATGGTTGCCTTTCCTAGTAGAGACTGATCTCGGCGTCGGCGCCATCGGCCGCCGCGGTGAGGGCGTAGCCGACGGCGACGCCGCTGGCCTTGGTCTTGGCCTTGCCGGCGGTGCCGACTTCGACCTCTGCGAATGCGGCGAGCGCACCCTCGGCGGTCACGTGGGTGACGCGCGAGTTGCCTCGTGCGACACCGACGATGTCGCCGACGGTGGGCTGGTCGTACTTGGAGACACCGCACGCCCGGCCCGCGGCGTCCGCGTGCGCGACGGCGATGTTTCCGTTCGAGCGGTTGCCGCTGATCTTGAGGAACCGCTTACCGATGACGGCGGCTGTGGCGCAGCCGGTGATGTCCCGGCCGGGCTCGTAGACGCCTACATTGTCGTTGGTCATGATCTATTCCTTCCCTTCGGAACTCGGCGCGGTGGGCGCGGAGTCAAACCAGCCGAGGTCGTCGGGCACGGGACCGTCTGCGGGTTGCTTGGAGTGGCCTGCCTCGGCGAGTGGGATCAGGCCGGGGGCGAGCGAGTCCAGGACGGCCTGGTGGCCTTCGCGGTCCGCCGCCATCGCTGCGAGGTGGTGCTCGCGGCGGGCGGGCGCGACCTTGCCTGCGCCGATCGCGGCGTCGACGATGCGTTCGTCGGACTCGCGCAACTGCTGTGCGCGAGCCTCGGCGCCCTGGCGGGCCTGGGCGACGGTCGCCTCGTACTGATCGGATTCGACCATCACGAGGCCGAGTTCCTTGGCGCGGGCCGCGATCTGCTCGACGGTCGGCGCCTCGGGGGTGTTCGTCACGCTGGTGACGTCGGCGCGTTCGGCGAGAGCCTCGTCGAGCGCCTGCAATGTGGTCTCGTCGTCCGCGTCGGCGGCGATGCCGAGCTTCTGCGCGAGGCCCTCTTTCAGGGTGGGCACAATGTGCTCCTTTCCTTGGTTGACCTCGGCCTGCGCGGCAGAGGGGTTTGTGTGCGCGGTGCGCGCTTCGGCCCGCGACGCGAACGCGACGGCGGGTTTGTCGGTGGCGGCGCGAGCGGTGACGTACTCGACCTTGACGGCCTGCCCGTCGCCGAATTCCACAGAGCCATCCGCTGACACGGTGTACGGAACCCGCAGCAGCGAGTCGTCTTCGTCGTTCTGCACGATGAGCTCGGCGGGGTCGATGAACATCTCGCGGATCCACAGGGCCCAATGCTTTCCGGGTCCGTCGTAGTAACTGCGCCGAACGTCGTCGATCGACGTTCCGGCTGCCGCGGCGATACCTGCCATGGCGGTCTCCTCTGTTTCAGGTGCCTTGGTGTAGAGGTCGTACAGCGATTCGAGAGTTCCGATTCCGGGTCGCATCACCCCGAGCAGCGCGACCGCATGCACCACGAACGGGTGCGTGTGGCCGAGCTGGCAGACGTAATCGCGCTGGAACTCTCCTGACCGGTCGGGGTAGGCCGACGCGATGACCGATCGGCCCTCAGAGTCGGCGGCGGCCAACCAGCTTGGGACACCGACGTAGTCGCCCAGAAGGGTCTGCCCGTCCTCGGAGAGCCGTAGCGCATCGACGAGCCCGATGGAAGGGTCACCCTCGCCCGGTTCGCCCGTGTGACCGAACTTGAGCACCGGCCGGCGCACCGCGGGGCAGTCGAGCGCGGCGACCGCGGCGGCCAAGTCGTCGGCGCTGGGATGCCAATCCATCGCATTCGAGATGTTCCAGTACCCGACGGATGCGATCTCGACACTCGGAATCGTCGCCAGCGCAGGGGCTTCGGGAACGTCTATCACAACGCGCCTTGCCGCGCGGCTGTCGCTGTCTGGGCCGCGGGCGGCGGCGGATCTTGGATCTCCGGGGGCTCTGGCTCGGCATCGTCCTGCGGCTCTTCGTCGTCGTGCGTGGGCCCCGGCAATCCAGCGGCCGATCGGATGAACGCCTCCAGACGCGGATCTGGGGTCAGCAGTCCGGAGTTGACGAGCATTTGCAGCGCCGCGGCGGTGGCGTCCTGACGCGAGCCGATCTCGTCGCACACGAGCAGCGGCGCCCGTTCGTCTTCGCCGAAGTTGATGTCGACCAGGTCTTCGACGATGTGTGCCTGCGCGGTGTCGCGGATGTCGTCGGCCACGGTCTGCACGGACTGCACGAATGTGTCGGCCTGGACGCTGGCCAGCGCGTACGAGCCGCCTTTGCCGTCCAGGTTCAGGAAGTGCGCCAACGCAACTAGGGCCATCTGGTGGTCGTGGTACTCGATCGCGCGCCGCGGGTCCATCGGCGTGCCCTGCGGCGACATGATGCCGGCGTCTTCGCCTTCGGTCAGGGCCAAGCCCGCGGACTCTCCACCGCTGTAGCTGGATGCGATGTCGAGCAGCTCGCCCATGCGTTCGTCGTCTTGGGAGTCAGTTTCGTTGCCCTTGATCCAGGGCACACCGATGCCGTGGCGGCGTGCCGCGGCGGCCTCGATGCGCATCAGCTCGTCTTTGAGCTTCCAGTGCTTGTACGCCGGCCGAAGCAGGCTGTTACCGATCCACACACCGGGGTCCGGTTCGTGTAGATACACCACCAGCCGCTCGACGGGTAGCACCGAATCCAGTGGACCCGCAGTGGGTATCGCCATGCCGTTCGGAGTCACGGTGAACGCGCTGGCGGGCTGCTGCTCGATCGACACCAGGCCCCCGTCGCGGGCCACATTCCACTTCGAGATCGTCGCCTGTGGCCGCGGGGCCAGCTTGCGCAGCACCGCCCGTGCGTTCGCGCCTTCGCCTTCGATCCGATACACCTGCTCGAACACCGCATGCCCGTACCGCAGCGACATGAGCGCCTGCTGTAGGTGCTTATCCCACGAGAATCGGCCGCGCGAACGCCCCACAGTCCGAGTCGACGCCGGTTTCTTGTCGTCGGTGTCCTCGGCGCCCTCGACAGGTAGACCCAGGTTTCGGGCGACGAAGTCGACAACGTCGTCGCGGGCACCGTTGGGCCGGATACGCCAGGTGGTACGGCGGATCGGTAGCCCAATCGCCCTGAGCACCGAGGAGATTCGGGCGTCCTCGCGCACCATGCGCGTGTACGTCCACACCGACAGCGGCCAGATGAGGTCCGTGGTCCGCTCGAACTGGTCCAGGGGCCCACCCCAGCCCATCGAGCCGGCCGAGCTGACAACGTACCCCTTCTCGGTGCGCGGGGCGGCGGTCCTTTTCGGTTCCTTCTGATCGGCCATCGTCGCCCCCTTTCTCAGAATGTGGCGGTCATCGCGTCGAATTCGGCGCGGTCTGTACGTGATTGGCGGCCAGCGGATCCGCCGGTGCGTGCCCGTGCGGTTGGTCGTTTGGGCTTGGTTGCGAACTTGCGTAGCGCCCAGTGCGCCAGTGACGCCCCGATGATCGGACCGGACACTCCGTTGTCGTCGTCGGCCCATACCGGGTCGCCGCCGGGTAGTTCGCGGATCGTGGCCGAGGCCACCGAGTCGTTGAGGATCACCTGATCCGAATGCGACAGCTTGCGCCCGAGTGCGTCGTCGAGGAATCCACGGAAGCCGGCGGTGACGTCGGGGGCGTTGGTGGTGGTGACCTCGATACCCGCAGCCTCCAGCAGCGGCACCAGCACCATGGCCTCGTTCTTCTTATCGATCACCAGCGCAACGGGATTCCACTCGGTGACCTTGGTGATCAGATACTCGGCAATGTCGGTGTGCTCGCCGGTGCGCATGGGGCCGACCTCGATGTGGATCAGTCCGTCGCCGGTGCTCTGCGCCGCCACGATGGTCCACACGTTTCGGCGTCGAGCTCGGTGCACCGCGATCGTTCGGGATCCCACCAGCGTTGCGTTCGGGTTGGCCATGTCGTTCCACACCGCCTCGGGGATCGGTGAACCGATCTCTTCCTCGTCGGGCGGGTAGTCGCCCCAGCCCAGGTAGTCGGCGTCGAAGATCGCCCGCTGCTCTACCGTTTTGGCCTTCTGCAGCTTGGAGCGGATCTCGCGCTCGTTGGTGGCGACCCCGTACGAGGGCTGCGCGAGCTCCCACGCCTCGACGCTGGTGCGTTCCATCTCCCGAGGCGCGGCGTAGAGGGCGTAGTACAGGTCAGGGGCGCGGCTATGGCCCAGTCGGTGCAGACCGGCAAGGCTGTGGCACTTCGGGTGCTTGGACGCCACCGGGGCCGTCGAGATGTAGATGGTCTGCGGGTTCTTGGCGGCCGACTGCGAACCGGTGAGGTTCTGCTCCTCCCCCGGGTCCACGTCGTACGCCTCGTCGATGATCAGCAGATCGATTTCGGTGTAGCCTCGCCCGAAATCCTGCGAGCGGGGTCCGAATTCGACCTCGCACACGATCTGCCCGGTGTCGGGGTCCTTGAGCTTGATGACCCCGCGGTTGCCGCCCTTGGATGGCTTCTCAGCCAGTCGGGACTTGAGCCATGGAACCCGGTCGATCACCGCGCACACGCGCTTGAACACGTCGTACGCCGTCGACCACCGCTGGGCCGTGTAGATGATCCGCTTGGAGCGGAGCACGTACATGTGGAACAAGATCAGCAGCACTATTAGCAGGGTCTTGCCTTGCTGCCGTGTGCATTCGATGCACACGTCGCGGTGCGTCCATAGGCTGACCGGTTCGCGGCTCTCGTGCGCGGCGTCCTCCACCTCGCCGGCGGTCGGCGCCTGTACCGACAGGATCGCCTGCAGCGAGCGCCACTGCCACGGCATGGGGCGCAACCCGATATCGAATCCGAACCGCCCGCACCGATCCGCCTGCGCCGACTCATCGCCGGGATGCCGCGACTCGAATTCCGGCATCTGCCGGCCCTTGAGCCGCGGCCACGACCCCACCCACTTGGGCCACACCAGCCGCTTCGAGCGGCTAGTACTTGGCGAGAGGGTCGCCGTTGCCATTCGGGCTGCTCGGGGCTTTGGCGCGGTGGCGCTGGATCTCGGCGATGAGCTTGCGCAACTGCTCGGCCTGCTGCCGGTGTTGCACCAGGACGTTGTTCACGCCAACCTCCACGGTCTTCACACCGATATCGACCTTGATCCACGCGTCGCGGTCACCGTTGAGCAGCGCGGTCAGCCGTTCCAGGAAATCGGCGGTCTGCCCGGCGAGCTCGATCAGGTATTGCAGCGAGTACGGATCGCCTTCTTTGGACAACTCCGCAATAAGACGCTGACCTGCAGTTTTCTCCGGTTCAGACTTGGCGGCAGCACTCTTAGCGGGAGCCTTTGCTGACTTTGCTGCCTTCTTTGCCGCCCTGGGAGCTGTCGTCATGTTTCGCACCCTCGAAAAAAAATCCTGACGGGACCTCCGGGGGTCAGGGTGGGTACCCGGCATGGATATTTTCGGGGGGTGGGGTGTTGTCGCTGGTCAGGGGTGGTTTTGGTGGTTGTATTGGTGCTGGTCAGGGTGTTGTGGGTGTGGTTTGGGCTGTTCACCAGGCCATCACCCCCCTATTAGCTGTTGCTAGCGGATTCTCAGTGTTCGCTGTCCAGCTGTTGGGCGTAGCAGCTCCACCAACGGTCTCGTCTCATAGCGAGGTAGGCGGCGAATGGCGGTGGGTCTCACAGCGTGCCGTTGATCGTCGCGTACAGTGTGCGCTTCACAGAGTCGCGGATCTTGTCGACGAACGGTTGAGTCCCGGATTCAAACGTGCCGTCCTGGCCGTGGCAGGCGATGAATGCGTGAGCCGCTGCGTGCCTGGCCTTCTCCCCTGCATGTGGAGCCTGCCACGTGCCCTCGTGGGCGACGTCGTTTCTCACCTGCGCCCAGTGGCCCACCTCATCCCACAGTTGGTCGTTGGCGGTCGCCCCCGATAGTCCCAACAGCAGCGTGTAGACCTTGCCTTGCGTGTGCTTAGTCGAATAGTTGCCGCTTCCGTCAGGCAACGGCCTTGGGTTGCCTGCCTCGTCGATTACTGTCGCTTTCTTCCGAACCACTGTTTCGGCGATGGCTTCGAGCAAGGCGAAACAGCGGAAGAACTGGTATTCCCAGCGTGGATCACGGACAGCGTCGGCGTATAGCGAAACCCAGAGCTGTGCACGTGGATGTGCTTGCAGGCCGCTCCAAGCCGCCTGAAGTGCGCGAGCATCTTCACCTGCAATGAAGCCGCCCAAGAGATTCCCGTGATACCCGCTGTGTTCGATCCAGGCACCTTGGTATAGGTAGCGGTCGGCCTCGTCTTGCTCTGCGCACACTCCCGCAATGAGTTGCGCAGCGGCACCTCGGCGCAAGGTCATCAGGCCTAGCAGCTGCTTTATCACGTCACGCCCAAACTCTCCTGCAGCATCGCGATTTTCAGCTTGCACGCGGCATTGAATTTGTACCGCGGGCCGATCTTGTTGCGTCTGCCGAAGCCACTTGTCCTTGGGGATCTCCTGCAGGGAACTCATGATCCTGTGTTCACGGAGTATCCGGTTAAGGATAGTGCGCGTGTCTTCGCCGAGTTCCGTACTTATTGGGTGGAGCGCGATTCCCGGCACGCGCTGCGGTTGGGTTAGGTAGAGATTGTCCGCGATTGCGAGGATCAGAAACTTCGGCGCATTCGGTGTCGCGCCCGGTGCTACGAGTGGGGTGTTGAAACGTCGCTCTCTGGAGGCCTCTACGCGGGCAAGTTCGGCCTTCGCTCTCTCTCCGGTGGGCCATACGGTATCGCCGGTCTCAGGCTTGAGGAAAAGCCAACGCCGATCCCCCACTGCTAGCGATCCCATGGTCGGCTCGTCGCTGAAGTTGCCAACTTCGAAAAGGGCCGGCGTATCGAGAGTGACCTCCCATGCACCAGCCCAGACAAGCGGGTTCTCGGTCGGCCTCAACGCGATGGCTGCGAACCAGCTCGCCTCGTCCAGGTTGTGCGCGAATATTGAAGCCGCTAAGGCCGCGACCGGCTGGGTGAGCTCAATGGTTAGGACCACACGCCCATCGCTGAGAGAGTCCAACCTCACGTTGGCAACTGGCACCTCGCGCACAGGTACCCCTTCCCCCGTAGCGGGCTTGTGCACAGGAATGCGGCGTTCCGCTGCGGTGTCCTACGGGAGTCAATTATCCACAGCATCACCAGTCCATGGCGAGATTCGACGAGTCTGGTGGCTGTGCCTCTGTGCCTTTGGGAGTCCACCCGCTGGGGTGCACTCCCTGTACTGCTGGGCGTATGAGGTCCCAACGGCCGTCTTGGCGTTGGGAGTTGCACGTGCCGTGCAGTAGTCGGTCGGCGAGGTGGCCGCCGTGGACACGGGGCACGCTGTGATCACCGGCGAGTTGCTTGGCGTCCCAGTTGCGGGCCTTGTCGCGGAACATGGGCAGTCCGCACCACCAGCACAGTGTGCCCTCGATGAGTCTGCGGAGTAGTTGTGCGACGGCCTGCTGGTGACGCCAGCCAAGACCACGGTCAGTGGTGTTGGCCTTACAGCCCGACCGCGCCGATGCCATCAGCTTCCATGGTGAAGCCGTTGCCGCGGGTGGTGATCGCGATGGTGGTGTCGCCCGCCTTGCCCAGCATTCCCATGGTGCCGGCGTGAGCGACTGCGCCCATGACGGCCAGGCCCCACGGTTCGCCCGCTGAACGCTGCTGCAGGGCAGGGATATTCGGCGGGGTGTCGCGCCAGGTGCCGGGGTCGGCGTCCATCAGGGTCTTACCGTCGACGGTGATCTTGATATGGCTCATGGGCTAGGAACTTTCGTAGTTGGCGGGCATCGATCGTCACGTCGTCGGTCTTGCCGACGGTCAGCACCATCAGCGGCGCCTTGCGCTGCAGGTCGGTGCGGTCGTAGAGCGTGATGATGCGGGTTCCGTCCGGGGCTTCTGCTGCGTCCTGACGCAGTTGTGCCGCATCGGCTTTCGTGAGTACGTCGAATTCGGCGGCGATGGCGGAATCGAGGGCTTCGGCCCACAGCTTCGCGGCTTCGCCGACCATTTCCTTGGCTTGCTCATCGGACATGCCTGCGGCACGGAACCCGGGAATCGGGATGGGACGCGGCTCCCTGGTGCTGTCGCCAGGATGTAACAGCGTGCCGGAAGCGAACGTACGCGCCAGCAGATCGATAAGGGGTTGATTGGGCATCAGCGGCCGAACCTGTGCAGTAGTCGACGCCACCACGGCGCCCTACTCGCGATCGCTCCGGCTGCGTTAGGTAAAGCGGGAGCGGCACAGGCGATTCCGTCGACGATCTTGGTGGCTAAAGAGTTCTCGAATGCGGCGGCAGCTACTCGGCCGGCCGAGCCGAACCTCTCGTACACATCTTGCTCGCACCGTCTGGCGGCGTCCAGATCCCGCTGCGCCCTGGCGACGCGTTCCTGCGCGGTCACGTATTGGGAGTTGGGCGTCGGATCGATCCTGTTCGCCATGTGGCGCAGTGCGCGGGCGAGCTTGCGTTTCATGGTGACCTCCCCTGAGGCTTGGGGTAGATACGACAAAACCCCTGGTCGCAGATGGTTCGCGTCTCAGGGGTTCGTCATGTGGGCACAGCTGTGCCGGTCAGAAGGTAACGCATGCGCGCACGAAACCGTGCGCGACGCGCCGGATTCGTCTACTTGGATTCCTCGTCGTCCAGCTTCTGTGCAGTCTCTGGGTCTGGGATCCTTACCTGGACGCCCGCTACGCCGGTGATCTCCTGTATCGATTCTTCGAAGGTCTCAACTAACGAGTACAGCAGGTTGAGACGGTCCGGGAGTGGATGTCCGATCACGATTATGACGTCCTTGTGTGCGCGATACAGCTTCGTCCACGATAGAGGGGTGTCCAGCTTAGGGTGTTGCCGCCGAACGTCATTGAGGATTTGCCACCAGAGTTCACGCACGATGCTCGGTCTCACCTCGCTGGGCACGTCGTCGTATCCGATGAATCCCTGCTGCTCCTGGCGCGTGTGCTTTTTCGTGAACCTTGCCTGGCGGATGTTGTGGGCATTGACTTCTGCTTGCGAGGGCTTGGTGTCGGGCGCGTTCAGATAGGCAAGATGACGGTCCAGGCTGCCCGCTTCGCTGGCAAGGTCGTGCTCGGCGAGCTGATCACTTATGTGACTGTCTCCATTGATATTTCGGTGATTCTTCACCCATTTGTCCAGTCGTAAAGCAGCCGCGTGTGGATCCTCCAGCCCATTTGGCAACCTTGACTGCACTTCGTTTTGGCCTTTCCAGGCCCAGGGACGTTCGACCTTGTGGTACCAGTCGTAGATCAACGGTCCCCACTCTTCGTCCCCAAGAGGTTCGACTTGTTCCCCGTTGCGAGTGATCGGCACTCGGTCCTCAAAGTCTTGGATTACCGCGAGTTCGGTCAGTTTTTGTACCGCCGACTGGATTTGCCTGCAGGCATCGACGGTGGATTCACGATCGCCCAAGTCGACAAGCCTGGCCGCTTGTTCAGCCAGGCTGGCTGCAGCCTGGGCTACAGCCAGCCTCGCCAGGACTCGTGTCGGATATTTCGCATCAGCAGGGCCGGGCGGCAGGCGCTCGGACCGGAAGTTCCTTCGCATGCCAATCAGCATTCCAGATGTTAGCTCTGCTGTCGGCAGAAGTGTGGCCATCCACTTCATGCCGCATCGATTTTCAGTGACTTCCCGCGCCTACGTCACATCGCCGGCCCACCGGCTGCGATACGAGCGAGCCGCCACATAGGTTGCGAGCAGCGCGGCGGCCACGGTGGGGGCATCATCGATCGGTAGACGCGCGGGGATGTCGATGATGGCCAGCTGGTCGCGGCGCTCATCGATACGCACCTCGCCGTACGCCCACCCTTGGCCGGTGATGGGCACGCGGACGGTGCGGCTGCCGTACTCGTCGGTCTCGACCGGAGGCAGCTCGACCACCTGGCAGCCCTTGGCGCCGAGGTTGTCCATCAGGGTCGATGCGACGTGATTGGCGATGTCCTCCTGGCTGAACACCTTGGTCTCGTAGTGCCCCTGTCCGATCGTCTCCTTACGAGTCAGCCGGAAGAAATTGGGCATGGCCTCGATGACCTCGCTAATGGCCTTGCGGGCGTCCATTCGCCAGTTCTACGCCGAGGGTCCGACACGCCTCCCGAGCTGTCACGTCCCCCGAACTATCACGCACCGGCAGATCGAAATATGTGCAGTTCAGAGCGGATTAACTCCGAGCGGGCAGTCCGGTTGGACGAGCGGGGCACCAGCGGTTGGGGCGTTGGGAGAGCTCGACGTGTCGCGTAGGGCTGCGTTGCACGGTCACTTTCTACAGTCGCCCGGACGAAAGGAGGTTGGACAGTGCCAAAGCGGGAAAGAGAAACCCCGCCAGTCTGGGCAATTCTGAATTGCCTGGTCCAGGTGGCGAGGCTTCTCGTAGAGCTCCATGGGCGGTACTGGCTCTAGCCAGTTGTCGGTGGGCGGTCCGGTGACGCGGGCCGCCCACTGCCGTTTGGGGCCGTGTCGGACGGTATCTGGCCCTGCGGTGCTTATCAACCCATGGAGTTCGTGACATCCGGGGTTAGCACGATTTCGTGTTGGCTTGGAGGCGATGGCGCAAGGTGTTTGAAACACTCAGGCCGGCGCGAGCGATCGTTGTTGCAATACATCCACGACGGCGACCAGCAGGTTGAATGCACAAGTGGCGGCGCCAGTCAGGCGGCCAGGGTTGCTCACCACTCGCACCCCCATCACACCAGGAACGGCAGTCTCGTACAGCTCTCGTTCGGACAGGGCTAAAACGGCCCACGGCCGCCCATGCGCAAACCCTGAGCACACCTGCCAGGAAAGTAAAACCTCGTAATCTGGAAACTCCCCGGAGGCATACTTGATCGCAGTGCTGCTGCGGAACCCAGCATCGACAATTTGGTTCGGAATGTCTCTAGGGGCTGCTACCGCGTGGAGACGTGCGAGCTTGCTGTGATAGTCCGAGTCGTCCAGCATCCCACGCGATTTCATAGCTATCCCCTGCTCGCGAAGGTCCTTGGCGTGCCAGCGCAGTGTGTGCTCGATTCTGTCATTCCGTTGCGATGGGTTCAGTATCCAGAATGCTGCGGCAAGGTTCTCGAGCGCTCCGCGGACCAGAGTGTAGGCCGCCGAGATGTGCAACACCTTCAGATCGAGAACAAGAGACTTGGCGGCGTCTAGATGATCGACACCGATCATGAGGCAAGCACGGGCGGCAAGAGATACCAGGTACGGATCGCTGGCCTTGTCATCGCCGAATAAAGGCGAACCCGGCTCTACCGGAAAGTCTCGGGGATCGGCGATCCTCTCCGTCATCGCCTCGATGCCAGGCGCCATCTTCAACCACCTAGTGGCCACCTCCTCGCGGGTGGGTTCGTCAGCGCTCACGAAATGCCGTCTCGGATAGTGATCACGATCGCGCAGCATAGGCGGGCGAGCGCGCCATACTGGGCGCTTTCGTACGTGGAGATTTCGCAGTGGCAGGGATTGGTCAGCCACTACGCTTCTCCGCGTGCAAGACTGGTGGAAGCGCCACGCAAGTACGGTCGCAATCTGTCTAGCGACGGCCGTCGTCGTTCTCGGGTTGATTGTCGGGTCGCAGGCAGTCATGTTGTACCGGGACGCTTGGCGGCCAGCGTTGGGGACCTTTCCTGATTGGATGGCTGGAATTGGAAGCCTCGCCACCTTCGGCGCGCTGGCATTCGCCGCGAGGGAGTGGCGCGCGACCCAGGCGGAGCGTCGCGAACGCACGGGCGACCAGGCTCGCCTTGTGGTTATTCAGCCGAGCGACCCCAAGGATTTTCGGGACGAGTCGGTCGTCGTTTGGAATCACAGCGAGGCGCCGATCTACGACGTGATGGTGTTTACCCTCAGGCGCTATTTCAGGCCTGACGGTTCGGCTGACGAAGTCAAATACTTCCTGGAGGAGATCGCCGACCCGGCGGAGGCGTATGCGGGCGTGCTCCCTCCGAAAACCGCGACAGATCCGCCACTCGACGTCAACCCGGTTGATCGCGAAGAGCATGCGTCATCGATCAGTTTCGCCGCTGTGACGTTCACCGACGCGCATGGCCGACGCTGGTGGCGATTCGGCAGAGGGCAGCCAACGATCTCAACACCCGAATGGTTTATGTACTCGTCGTAGGCTTTCGGCACACAGATTAGCGCTCCCAACGCGAAGAGGGCGGGCGTGGTCTAGCGCTGCTCTTGGCGCCATTCGCAGAAGCTGAGGCCGTGGGTGAGCCGCATCGACCGCAGGCGCCGGAACTGGAGATAGAGGTCGATCTCGCTGGCCTGGTACACGTCCTTGCCGTCTTCGCGGTGGATGACGCGGAGATTGTTGCGGCGCACCCAGTCTCGTATCGACTGCGGTGAGACGCAATGCTCGTTGGCGAGCTCGATCGCGGTGTACCAACCATCGGGGTCTAGCGGTGTGCGGTTCCCGACCAGCCATTCGATTCCCTCCCCGACCAGCCTGTTGACGCTGGCTTGCGCGGCTGCCGAATCGATCGCGGCTAGTTCGTTCTTGAGTAGGTGAGCGACGCGGCGGGCTTCGTCGAGTGCGCCAAGCCCCCGCATCGGGTTGCGTTTCGCGGTCACTTCTTGGCCGCCTTGTCCGCGGGTTCTGGCATGGTGAGGATGTCGCCCAACAAGCCGACGAGCTGCGTGGGTGTGAACCGCAGATCGGTGTCACCCATTTCTGCGAATCCGTCATTGAGTCGTTGCAGGGCAGCTAGTTTCAACTTGGCGTGCTCCAGCTGTTTCATCTCTTCCTGTTCTTTCTGTCGCACCAGTTCGCGGTTCAGTTCGGCGTAAGCGTTGTCGGTCCAGTCCTTTTTGCAGCTGGGGCAGGTGACCTGGTAGCCCTGCTGCACGAGCGCGGGTGAGCCGCAGGATGCGCACCCGTACGACAGCCTGATTCGGGATGAGTCGGTGTCGCCTCCGAGAGCGGCCACGCACCGGCGGTGGAGGTTGACCAGTTCCAGGGCGATGGTGACGCCGCTGCGATGCATGACGCGGCGTTCGATCCCGTTGACCCACACCTCTTCTGGGAGTGCTGGGGAGCCGAGCAGCTTGGGCACGTTCGCGGCGACCGCGCGAGCACATGTTGTGACCACGTGTGCGTCGGCGCCCTCGGGCGGCACGGTGATCCGGGTGGTGGCCGCGACAAGCTCGGCGCGGATCTCGGACATGAGTGCGTCGTAGCGGGTGTTGAACGGGATCGGCGCCGACGCGGTGCCGCGCACCCGCGGTCCTGGTGCGCCCTGCGCGGGCCCGTCACCCATAGCGGCCTGCAATCGGCCGTAGTCGCCCGGCAGATCCTCGGCCGCGCGCCGCACATCTGCAGCGCACCGCCGGCACAGGGTGTTCGGCTTCTCAGTGAGGGCGGGTTCGCGGCGCTGCCGGCCTCGTTCCTCGACAAGCCGGAAGTCGCGGCAGTTCTTGCCAGACAGACACTTATGGGTGACGTCGACGGCGGTGGTCACGCGCACTCCCCTCTGTGGATGCACCAGCAGGCCGGGCACACCTCGCCGATCGGCCCTGACTCTTCCGGGCACTCGTCGTGCACGAGTTCGTTGTCCTCGTAGCGCACGTCGTCGCCAACGTGTACGCGGTTGTCGCACGAGCCGCACCGGCCGGGGTATCGCGCCTGAAAGCTCATCGCACACCGGCCGTTGCGAACGTCACGAACGCGTCGGAGCCTGTGGCGCAATACCGGTGCGCCTCGTAGCCGTCAGTGAGCCGCTGCTCGGTATCGAGAGGTTCACCGCGACGGCGGGCCTCGCACGTGGGGCAGCCGTCGACGAGGTGCGCGGTTCCCGAGGTGGGTTCGATGATATCGCCAGGCCGCAGACCAGGTGCACCGCCGTGGAAGTACCTCACAAGTGCACCACAGGGCCGATGAAGTCCGAGACCGACATACCCGTCATCCCGCATATGCATGAGCTTCCCGACCCAACCGAGAGGAGCGATTGCGCTTCGATGCGTTTCTTGCACTCGTCGCAAAGGTTGAACACCCGATAGTGATTCGCGTCTGTCGGACAAATCCAGGCGTGAACACGCGCCGCCCACTTGGCCTCACGATCGCAGCCGCGATGGTGTAGACGGCAATCCGCGAACAGGCACTCGCACGCGCTCGCCGGCATGTCCCCGACGATCTCCTCGATGTCGACCCCTGGACGCTCTAGGGCGCCTGCAGCGCCTTCGGATCGGTGTTGTGCGGTCATCGTGCCGCCCTTCCCTGGTTTGTGGCGCTGTGGACGAGCTGGAGGGCGGGATGGTCGCATTTGATGGCTTGGTCGTCTGGTGAGTCGAGTCGCCAGCCGGTCCCGTCGCAGACCTTGCAGTCGCGGCGGCGTTGGATGGCGTCGTTGCGTTCGTTCGTCGCTCGGTCGGCCTGATCGGCGTCCCAGCGCTCACGGGCTTCGCGGTGACGCTGGCATGCACGACAGGGCTTGTCGGTTCCCTCTGGGTGTTTTGGGCAGAACTCGGGGGGTGGCGCGGAGCGCTCGGAAGCCATGGGGGCGGCGGACGGTGCAGGGTTTCCCGACGGTCTCGCCCCACCCTGCTCCTCTGTTCCTCTGCTCCCCTCCTCCCCTGTTCCCCTGTTCCTCTGTTCCCCTGTTCCAGGCGCGAGAATCTCGCGAGACTTTCGCGAGGCTTTCGTGGAACCTCGCGAATTGGAGTGTTTTTCGCTGGTAGAACGGGCAATCGTGCCGTCAGGCAGCGGATATCTGGGTGCGTTGGGGTGGTCGATGCGTTGATGCTCGGCCCACCCGTTGACGAACAGAAATGAGCGTCCGTCAACCTCGTACCGGACGATGCGGCCCGCGTCGGCAAGTTGCCGCAACCCTCCCGACACTCTCGCGAATGTCTCGCTAGGGTCTCGCTCTACGTCGTCTGCAAAAAGATCCGCAGCGATCAACGCCACCCGATCAACACCGACGCCGTTGTCGTCCACGTAAGACCACAACCCGATGAACAACAGTCGCGTGGCCCAGTCCTCGATCTCGCTGATGTCCTGCGAGCGCCAGAACTCGGGCTTGATGGAACGAATACGCATCTACATCTCCTGATTCGTCGTTTCACGCATGGGAGCGGTTACCGTTTCGGCGCCGTGGGCGCGGACAGTTGGGGTGGTGGCCTTGCCGGCGTTTGTGCCAGCCGCAGTGTTCGCAGCGGCCAAGCTCGCGGCACTCATCGGAGGTGAACAAAACCCGGATCGGTTGGCGCTTCACGCCAGCCCCTCGAACATCGGATCCACCTGCGCCTCAAGAGCTGCCGTACGCGTCTGCTGGCGGGTCTGCGCGTGATGCTCGGCGTCGTAGTGCAGATGGCACCCCTGGCACATCGCGCGCAGGTTCTCGTCACGGCAGTCCTCGGGTGTGTGGTTCAGGTGCGCGACGGTCAGGATGACCTTGCTGCCAGTCCCGTAAGCGGGCTGACCGTTGACGTTCGGGCAGCGGCCCGTGTGGGTACCGCGTCCGCATTCGCCCTCGCACTCGCAACGGCCGCCAGCGCGGTCGAAGCGAATCCGGCAGCTCACGCCCCGCCAGTCCTTGGGGTATCGGTCGCGGTTCTCCGGACGGATCGGCATTACGCCACTGCCTGGAGCCGTGCGAGGATGTCAGCGGACGGGGTCCAGAGACCGAGCGCCCCGCGGCAACGCGGTTGTGTATTCAGTGGAATCGGGCGCGGGTTGGCCAACACGAGGTGGTACCCGCCCCAGAGCAGCTCTCCCCAGTCGCTCCCGCAGCAGAACGGCGCCGACTGGTGCACCTCAACCAGATCGACCACGCCGAGAATCACTCCATAGTCGAATACCCGTGGTGCGGTTACCCATCCGGGCGCATGCATCGGCAGTCGCGCCAACGCTGCCTCGTCGGCCTTGAGTGCTGCGTGGATAGCGACGGGCCCGCGGTACTTCCCGGCTATGTTGCGGGTGCGGTTCTCAATGTCTTTGCCCTGATTGATGATCTGCCACGCATACGGCTGACGAACGGTGAGTGCCCTCATCATTTCCACCTTTCTGCGCATGTCTTGCAACGGATTTCGTCTCTGCGTTTTGCCATGAGTTCGTCTGCCAGGATCAAGTCGCCGCAGCCTGCGCACGGGCCGCTCTCCTTGGGAGTGGCGTAGTAGCGGTAGACCGGCTCGTCGATCTCGATCGAGTCCGGGGCGCTCATGCTGCCCCCTTGCGTCGTAGTTGCGTCTTCACCGAGTCCAACTGGATACCCATCGCCGTCGCGATCTGCGCGTCATCCGCACAGACCCATTGGTGGTCCTCGTATTCCTGCATCCATGTCGACGTCGCGCCCAGATCCGCTGTGGCACTGGGGTCGTCGATGGTGTCTTCATCCCAGGCGAAGGGCGGCGCCCAGCCGTCTCGGCGTCCGAGTGTCCGCATCCGCTGTGACGGGCCAGGGGTCATCTGGAGCCGGTCGAACAGCGCAGCGACATCGTGGGCGAATCCCGCAGCCACCGACGTCTGGCGCAGCCGGTTCGACAGGTTCGACGGATGCATGTTCAGCTGCTCAGCGAGCACAGGAACCGACCAGCCGGTCGCCATGAGCGCACGAATACGGCGGATTGTTCCCGTCGCATCGACTCTGCCGGCGCCGCCGAACTGGCGCGGTACCGGGATCGCGAGAATGGCTTCGGCCGTGGGCTTCTGCACGTTGGAGCGCGCACCGTCCCGGATCAACATGATGGCCCGGCGTGTGATGCCCGCCAGTGCCGCCATCTCGGTCCACGAATGACCAGCCGCATGCAGGCGCCACAAATGTTGCATGACCGGCCCGACATCGACATACGCGGTGTGCGCGGCCTTGTAGTGCGGGTTGCACAGCCAGCGCCGTCTGCGGATACCGGCGCGGTGGCAGTTGGGGCGAGCGCACTTCATGCCGCCACCACGTTTCCGACGTTGTCCAACAGCACATCCCGCTCGTGCCGGTAGAACACCTCGACCTTGGTGGGGTCGGCGTTCTGGGACACGATGAACCCGAGCTTGCGGGCCTGTCCACGCTCCCCGGTTTCCAGGAAGTTGTGGCACCACAGGCACGCCATCAAGCCGTTACCGACCAGCCGCGACGCGCGGCGCTTCGTACCGCCCATCCCCCGCGGGCGACGATGATGGGCCTGCAACGCGAACGTCACCTCGTCGCGGGTCTGACACACGTTCGGCCACTGCACCTCACACACCCACCCACAGCGCTGCCACATGATTTCCATGGCCTCACCGGTGAACTCGGCAGTCATGCGCGCGCCTCGTCGACTAGGCTCTCGACACCCACGGTGATCAGGTCGCGCGACGATGGCGGGGTGACCGCGTTTCCGGCCTGGCGTGCCTGCTCGCGGCGGTTGCCTTTGATCACATAGTCGGCCGGGAAATCCATGGAGCGCTTGAGTTCCCGTGGTTCCAGCATTCGGAATCTCACGTCGTCAAGGTTGAACGTCGGGCGCTCGGCCGCGAGTAGCGATTGGTGCCCTTCGGTGGTCAGGGTCCGCATGGGCTCGGCTGCCGGGGTGACCATCTGGGCTGGGTTGCCGCGTGGGGTGTTGTTGCGCATTAGCAGCGCGTGGTGTTCTACGGCGGTCACTGTTGATAGCGGTTCCCCGACAGGCTTGGTGCCGCCCTTTCCGTAGTAGGTGGTCACCAGGCCGTGGTGGAATCCCGACGCGGTGACGGTCGATAGCGGCTCGGAAATGGCGCGAACATCGCTGCTGCCTCCGCGCAGCTCGGCCATGAATGCCAGCCCGGTCTCGTTGCGAGTCGTCATGGTGCGCATCGGACCTGACACCGGTTGCGCATGCTTGCCCTCGCGCCCCTCGACCGGGATCGCGAGTGCCTTCGACATCGTGGTGTGGATCGTGCGCAGCGGCTCGTCGGTTGACCATGCCCGCATGTAGGCATCAGCATGGCCATGGCGCGGATGTCGAGGGTCCGCCGCGTCGTAAGTGTTCCCGGCCGCCTCCACAACGAACGGTGCCCAGTAGCGGTCGATGCCGGCGCGAATGCGAGCCATGGTCTTCTCGGCGAGCGGCTTGTCGCGATCACCGAGGCGTGTACCGAGCACCGTCCAGTCGATGATCTCGGCCGCCGCGCGCACGACCGGTTCGACTATCTGGTTGCGGCATTTGACGTTGGGGCACCGGTATACGTACTGCTGGCGGTAGCGGCCGACGGTGTTGCCGGGCTTCTTGAATACCTGCATGGCGTTGATGGGCCCGCAGTCGGGGCAGATCGCCCGGGGCCGGACGACGCGCTCAAGGTCGGGGGCCCGGTTGGCGCGTCGCCAGAACACGACGTACAGGCGGTCGCGGGACTGCGGTGCACCGGGCCCGCCGAGTTGGGCGTGCATCGAATTCAGCATCACGAGCCGGTGGTTGTAGCCGAGGCTCTCCATCGTGGCAAGCCATGCGTTGAACGGCGCCCACTTGGCCGCCTCGACGACGTTCTCGACGAACACCACTTCATAGCGGTGATACTCCGAGAACCGCACTACATCCCACATAGTTGCGCGCGAACGCTCGGCGGCTTCGTCGGGCAGCGACTCGCCGAACAGGTCGGGTTGCGCGTCAACCCGCTTGATTCCCTTGGCCTGCGAGTGGTTCGTGCATTCGGGCGAGAACCACCCGAATGTCGTCTTGGGGAAGTACTTGGGGTGGATCTGCGACAGGTCCGCGCAATAGTGGTCCGCGTCGGGGTGGTTCTCGTTGTGTGTTTCCACTGCCAGCTGCCAGTGGTTGGCGGCTGCCCGGACGGACACACCCGGAACCTGAATGGCCCCGGTGCTGGAACCACCAGCACCGCAAAAGAAGTCCGTCATCGAAATGTGTGTGCTCATGCTCCGCTTACGTCTCCGAGTCGTTGGTGGGTGGCGCTGGGCCACACGGCCTGCTGCGCGAGCTGGCATCCGTGGCATAGATCGCGAATGCGGTCGGTACCGAACTCGCGTGAGCAGCGCTGGCAGATGAGCCTGACGCCGCCGTTACTCATCGGAGGCCGGTTGGTCGGCGGCGGGTTCGGTTGGCGTCTGGATGCTCTCGGCGCGCTGGAAAATCGCGGCTTGCACCGTGGGGCCGTCATCCAGTCCGGTGTTCAGCAGCTCCGCGGCCTTGGCTTCGCGCCATATCTCGGTCAACTCGTCCTTGGACTGCGCTGCGCCGATCGCGTCCAAGAGGTCGAACACGCGGTCCTGCACCGACGTCAGTTCCCGCACGTGTGCGGTCTTGGGGTCGCAACGCAGGATGTCAAAGACCAGCCGTTCGAGCGTGAGCTCGGGGACGCGTTTGGGTTTGTCGTCGCCCGGGACGATGCCGGCGTGAACCGAGCGGGCACCGATGATCTCGGGGTGCGCGCCGCGAGCCAGCCGCACCCACACCGAAGCGTCGAAGCCGAGGTCTTTCTGCCCGGCCACTTTCCAGGTGCGTTTTTCGGTGGGCTTGCCGTTTTCCATGGCGACCTGGTCGGCGCCGCGGGCCGTCATGACGACGATGCCGGGGAACCGCATCAGGATCCGCATCAGCGCCTTGTGGCGCGCGGTGGCCATGTTCCACAGGTCGGTGGTGATCTGGATTTCCGCCTCGGGGTCAGACTCCAGCTTCTTCTTGTTCGATGCGCGGCGTCTGGCCTTGCCGTCGACCCATTCCTTGAGGTCATCCCATTCGGCGGTCATCGAATCAAGCACCAGCACTACCGGTTTGTCACCGGCGGCCACGGCCCGTTTGGCTTCGTCGCGTGCGGCCTGGACCTGTTCATAGATCGATGACCAGGTGCCGTCGTGTTCGATGACCTCGTATCGGGCGCCGGGGATCGCGCCGTACTCGTCGGCGGCGCCCTCGCCCCAGTCGAGCCACAGGGTTCGGCCGACCTTGTCCGAGGCCGATAGAACAGCAGCGGACCAGGACTTTCCGGCTTTCTCGCCGCCCTCGACGAGAATCAGTGGCCACGGAACCGCACAGGTCGGGGGCCGGGTCTTGAGTGCCGTCACTTCGCTGCCTCCGCATCGAGGTCGACGATTTCGGGTTCGGCGTTCTCGATGAATTGGAGGAGGTCGGCCAGGGAACGCCGCTCCAGCAGATTCGACAGGTTGTCGTCGGCGCCTTTCAGCAGGCGCGTGGTGGTGTACGGATTCGGGCGTTCCAGCCCGACCCATGGGCAGACTTCGCCGTCGTCGTCGATCAGACAGCCGTTGGTAGCAGCCATCCTCGGCACAATCTGGGCCAGGAATGACGGGCGCACCGCCGGGACGATCTCGGTGGGCCAACGCTGTTGGACCCATGCGGCCAGCCGGTCGGGATCTTCCACCTTGAGTTTCGGGCCGAGCTGCACCCGAGTCGTCGAAGAGACTTCGACTTTCTCGCCGTCGATGACGACGTGCCCCTTAACTTTCTCCTCTGAGAACTCGACGTCGGCACGCTCGTTGGCCGTCGCCTCAATTCTCTTGAGCTGCTTACGCACCCACGAAACCATCGCGAGGATCTGGGCGGCATCTCGGCGGTTACTCATGACATCTCTTTCGTGTTTCGTAGTCCGTAGGTGGTGCACCAGCAGGGGCCGGGCGTCGATAGTTCCCATGCGACAAGGCAGTTGCGTTGGGCGCCAACTGACCGGTAGACATCGGCAACCTGGATCAGTCCGCTTCCCTTGCAGAGCGGACAGGGCTTCATCGCCCGATCACCAACACGTAGAAGGCGATGGGCAGGAATGCGGGCATCGTGAGCAGCACTGGCCAGATGTGCGCCCAGACCCGATCCCAGATGGCGAATCTTCGGCATTCACCGGCAGTGTGGAAGCGCCTGAGCGAACGGCAGTCTGGGACCGGAAGGTGATACATCAGGCACCCGCCCCAGTCGACTCCGCCCGGTGACGCCCGACGTAGCTCGGCTTCCAGCGTGAGAGCCCCCGCCACGAGACGACACACCCGCTGGAGTGCTTGCCGTAGTCCATTGCTTCGCGATCCTCGGCGCTACCGACGTAGGGCTCGTAGATGCTGTTCATACCGACCGACCTCCGCTCTGCTGCTGAGGTTTTGGCGTGTACGTGTCGATATACGACTTGAGCAGTGGCGCATGGCGTTTACACCAGAGCGCCACCGAGCCCACGATGATCTGGGCCGACTGATCGAGGCTGTAGCCGCGCGCGGACAGTGCCCGGTATGAGTACCGGATGCCGTCGAAATTGGGCTGCGCGTCCAGCTCGTTGCACACGCGCCAGCCGCCCGCCGCCACGAAGTCATCGGTCACCGGGTCGGCGCGCGAGCCGGGGGACGCCAGCAGCATCGCCGCGAGCACAGCGATAGCAGCCAGGGCTACAGTGATCTTGTCGTAGCAGCTCACACGGCGCCGGCGGCGCCCCTGCGGGGTGCTCGGGATATGTTGGGTCACGCCAATTCCTTTCTGGAGGATTGGTTGCAGTGGCCCCGAGGCCCGGGTGGTTTCTTGGCGGGAATGGCCCGGCCTCGAGGTTTTTCCTATTCAGTTGTAGGACTGCGCTTTTAAGCACAGTCCGGTCAATGAAGACCGAAAGAGGACGCAATGGATTGGTCAGTGCAACACGGGTCCGGCAAACTGCTGATCTTCACCAACGAGACCGGCGACACAGTGACGGATGTGCAGTTCAGGCTTAGAGGCGCTGCCGTAGGCGGCATGCTCAGCCGACGCGACTGGTCATTCAAGATTCCCGAGATGGGCCCCGGCAAGGCAATGAAAGCACCATTCAAGGCCGCCTTGGGCAAAGAGTCGAATCCGCCGAGGATGGAGATCACCTGGATCAGCCCCGCGGGCGACAGCCGCTCGGAGGTACTGAGTCTTCCGCTCTGACTCATCACGAAGCGAACCGCCTGCGCGTGGTTGCGGTAGCGCTGGACAGTCCAGTGGATCGGGCGGGCGCGACCGGGACGTGAGCGTCACGGCGACACGTTTCAAGAGCCTGCGCGATCTGAACGTCGCTCATACGCCACTTCCGTCCGACTTTGTAGCCGCTGAACCGCCCAGACCGCAGCTGTTGGGCGAGCCATTCCGGCGAATTGCCGAAGTGCTCCGCAGCCTCTTCAAGCGGATAGGTGGACACGGTTGTCATGCGGCTTCGCCCCGGAGCCGTGTGGTCGTGGCGTCCGACGCCCGCGAACTCCACGCGGGACGTCGGACCCACGCCTTACCCTGCAACCACCGGGACGCCGTAAGGTGCGCGCCGACTACATAACGGGTGACAGCCCGTGCAACGTAAGGAGATCTGTTGTGAGTGGAGACATCCCGGAGAAGGAACTCGTCATACCGGGGCACCTGGAGATCGCAGTGGAGGCCGCAACCCGCTTGAACAGCGGGGAATGGTCGACCAACGAAGTGTTGATCGCGGGGTTGTCCGACCTGGAGTCGTTCGTCCGCACCCAGCCTGGCGATTTCCCTATCATCGATGCTGGACCACTTGAGAACACACCGATAACAAAGTTCATCGTCAACAACATGGAGTCCATGTCTCGAATGAGCGGCGCCGACTCGTACGGTTCGCGGGCGATCCTTCAGATCGGGCTGCTTGTCGGGGCCGTAAAGAAAATGGAAGAGCTTGTCCAGCAGTTGACTAACCGAATCACGGAGCTGGAACAGCGCTGACCTCGCGGCGCCGTCGACTGCGCTCACGCGTCGAACCCCTCGGCTGCGATGTCCCAGATGTAGACGGGGAAGCTGTTGACGACACCAAACAGCTGGTGCTGGACGGGATTCGGCTCGACGCTATGAGCGCGAGCAATGGCAGCAGCGGCCTTGCCCAATTTCTGGAGGTACCGCGTATACGTGGGCAACCCGGCCTGGCGGGCATACCCGAGCGCCGACAGCCAGTCGTGCTTACCCTCAATCGCATCGAGCCGGGCCTCCGTGCGCGTAGCGATCTCTTTGGCCTGAGTAGCGTCACGCTGCGCAGCCTCGATCTGATCGATGGCAGCACGCAACACGTCGAACTGATTGACCGGTGGCGCGGCGACGACGCGCTGATTGAAGTAGGCGTCGAGCGCGTCTCGCGCCTCGCGCTGGTAGGCAACCAGCTTCGGCTTTGCCTCTTCGGCTACGCGGTTCTCGTCGATGGTGGCCAGCCACATGGGGATGGTCTTGCCGTCGACGACCGTGGTCTGCTGAATGCCGCCCGCTGAAGGTGTTGCCTTCTGGGCTACACCCGCCCATGACCTGCTGCGTAGCTTGCGAAGCTGAGACGGAAAGCTGATCCCGAGCGTGTCGCACATCGGCTTGAGCGCTACCCACACGCATCCATCGGCCCGCATCGCCAGAAGGTCATCAGCGCCAGACACCGGCACGCGAACCAGCGCCGTGCTCACGCGATCGTCCCGACTTCTTGCCCAGTGGTGATTGCAGCGAGGGGTACGCCGAGTGTGTCGGCAATCCTTCTCGCCATCACGGGCGTGCATCGCTTCCGCCCCGCCTCAATATTGGAGAGGTGCGGGTGGGTCGTCCCGATCGCTACCGCGAACTTGCCGAGGGCCCACCCGTGCGCTTCACGCAGGGCTCTCACGGTTGCACCGACTCGCATCGGATCTTCCTTCTGGATTGGTGCCGGTTTCATGCTCACTATCGTAGGAAACGATTAGGAAGGTGTCAACGGTAGGCGCAGAAACGTGCCTAAATGTTTCCACACTGGCTGGTTAAACGGCCTGCTCATAGCTCGAATTACCAGTATGTGTTTCCGAAAAAGAGGAACGAAACCAGCAGAGCGCACGGTTGATGTTTCCGCTTTTCCCATGAACGATGGCGGTATGGAACCGGAACGGTTACAGCGCCTTGGCCTGTATGTTGTCGAACGTCGGAGGCAACGCGGTTGGCCAACCAGGCAAGCCTTCGCCGACAACGTCGACCTGACTTATCGCGTATTAACCGATATCGAAAATGGCGTGCGTGCGCTGGGCCCGAAAGCGAACGCAACGATCGAACGCGCGCTTCTCTGGCAGCCCGGAAGTATCGACACGATCCTTGCCGGGGGCAAGCCGACGCCTCTGCCCGAAGCAGAGGGTGCACCGGCAACTTGGCCACGGGATGCGGGCGGGTCGGCAGAAAGCTACGACGTCATCTTTGGGCGGGCCGCCCAGCGAAACCGAGAGTCGCTCGTCTTTTCACTCGCCGAGGTCGCCCATCTGACGGGAATCTCACCGGAACGGCTTCGCGCGATCGAGTCCGGCACGGCCAGGTCCTTGGAACCCGCCGAGGTAGTGAGCATTGCTCTGGCTCTCCAATGGGATACCTATGAAGCGCTGACGCTCGCCGGATACAACGGATACGGACAAGGTGCGGTCGAGACGCAAGAGCCCGCAGTCAGCCCACAACCAACACCGGACTCCAGCATCGCAGTTGGCCTAATCGACACGATGCACGAACTGTTCAAGGAGTTCATCTCAGCCGACCGAGAAACTATGGACAGGATCGACGCCGAGTTCTTGGACCTGGCAGCCGAAGCCGCGCTGCTCCAGCGGCTGGCGCCGGGCCTGAGTTCGACCACGGCGGGCATGATGGCCGTGTTAGGACAGGAGCGAGATCTGGTCAACCGTGCGCGGAACCTACTCGCGCAATTCACGCGACCGACCCCAGAATCTAGCCAGCAGGCAACAGCTGACGAGCTTGAGCCGCAGCAGGATCCGCTCGGCCAGAAACTATCGGGACGCGATGAACATCGCGATAGCGGCCATCACTGACCCCTCGCCGTCCGACCATTCATGCGTTGGTCTCGCATCTAAAGCCGACTCCAACTCGGCACGCCACATCCCAGTTGGAGGCCACACATCCGGTGGCAATCCATCCAAAATGAGCTTGACCAGCTCCGTTATCATTCCAAGGTAGTCATTGCCGATGTCTACCTCGACGATGCCCTGTTTGCCGATTGTGTCTTCTGCGTCGCCGCCTTCTGGCGTAGCATCGCTCAATGTCCGGTCCTTTCGGTAGTACTTCGCCGTGCGCTGAGAAAACTGGTCATGGATGGCCCCTGCTGGTGTTCCCGCACCAGGGGGGCCATCCGCTGTCTGGCCCCGCGGGGGTGTTCCGCTGAT